CGCTGCCTGGCGCGAGGCGCGCCGCGGCAAGCGGCCGAGCGCGAGCCAGCTCGCGTTCGAGACCTACTGGCTCGACCACTTGCTCGAGCTGCAGGCCGAGCTCAACGCCGGCACCTGGCGGCCGGCGCCGCCGACGTGTTTCGTCGCGCAGCTGCCGAAGGCGCGCGAGATCCACGCGCCCGAGTTCCTCGATCGCGTCGTGCACCACTGGCTCGTGCCGCAGCTCGAGCGCGTCTACGAGCCGCTGTTCGTCTTCGACAGCTTCAGCAACCGCCGCGGCAAGGGCACGCATGCGGCCGTCGAGCGCCTGCAGGGCTTCGTGCGCCAGGTCGCCTCCGGCCAGGGCGGCGGCTGGTTCCTGCAGCTCGACGTCCACAACTTCTTCAACTCGATCCACCGGCCGACGCTCGCGGCGCTGCTCGACGCGCGGCTCGCGCGCGCCCGGGCGCCGGCGGCCGTGCGGGACGTCGTGCGCGCCCTGCTCGAGCGCTCGCCGATCGCCGACGGCGCACGCTACGTCGGCACGCCGGCGGAGCTCGCGGCCGTGCCACCGCACAAGCGCCTGGCCGAGGCCGCGCCCGACTGCGGGATCTCGATCGGCAACCTGTCGTCGCAGTTCTTCGCGAATGTCTACCTCAACGAGCTCGATCAGTTCGTGAAGCACGCGCTGTGTGCGCGGCGATACGTCCGCTACGTCGACGACTTCGTGCTCGTGCACCACGATCGCGAGCAGCTCGAGGCCTGGCGCGCCGCGATCGCGCGCTTCCTCGAGGAGCGCCTGCAGCTCCGGCTCAAAGCAGACGTGAAACTGCAGCGGCTCGACGCCGGCGTCGACTTCCTGGGCTACGTCGTCCGGCCGACCCACACGCTCGTGCGCCGGCGCGTGGTGCGGCACGCGCGCGAGAAGCTCGCGGCCTGGCAGCGCAGCTGCGTGAGCCGGCGCGGGATCCGCGCGACGCCCCGGCAGCTCCGTGAGCTCAAGTCCGTATGGATGAGCTACGTCGGGCACTTCCGGCACGCGGCGAGCCGGCTCCTCGAGGAGCGTTTACACGCGCAGTTCCCGTGGCTGCGCGCCGCGCTGCGGCCGCGCTCGATCGACTATCGCTGTGAGGGGCGCCGCCTGTCGCTGCCTCTCCTCGAGGCCTCGCCGTGAGCAAGCCCGCGATCGCCGTGGTCAAGGCCGTGCTCGGCGGGCTCCTGTGCCTGGCTTTCGGCTACGCCCTGGTGCTCGGCGCGCACGTGCTCGAGCAGCTCTACCCGTGCCGCGCCGTGGATCCCGATACGGGCGTCCCGCGCGCGGTGTCCTGCTTCCACACCTCATCACCGGAGACCCCATGACGACTACGCCTCCTCGGCTGATCAAGATCGGTTCGAACGGGAAGAAGCTCGGGCCCATCGCCAAGGCCTGGCCGGCCGTGCTCGACAAGCAGACCGGCCGAATGTGGGTCGTCAAGCCGATCCGCGTCGACAACTGGAAGCCCGAGACCGTCGCGAAGATCGAGAAGAAGATCGCCGCGCTCCGCGTGGGCGGTTTCAAGGATTGGCGGATCCCGACCGTCGACGAGCTGTTCACGCTCGCCGATCGCACGCGTAAGACGAGCCCCGCGATCAATGTCGATTTCTTTCCGGACTGCCCGGCCGATTGGTTCTGGACGTCGACGTCGTACGCGCCGTCGCCCGGCGACTACGCGTGGGGCGTCTCCTTCTACAGCGGCGGCGCGTACTGGCCCAACCGCAGCTACTCCGGGTTCGTCCGCGCCGTGCGCGCCAGTCAGTCATAGGCCATTGGGGGAGCACGATGAGCGAGCAGGAAAGATTCGAGGCCTGGGGAATCGTCGATCTATTCGGGCACAAACGACTCGCGGGCCGGATCACCGAGCAGACGATCGGCGGCGAGACATTCATCCGCGTGGACGTACCGCAAGGCGACGGCTTCCACACACGGCTGTTCGGCAAGGGCGCGATCTACGGCATCGCGTTGACCGACGAGACGATCGCGCGCGAGACCGCGAAGGCCGCCGCGCCGCGGCCGGTGTCTGCCTATGACGTGCGGGCGCTGATCGAGGATCAGCGCCCGCTGCGCACGATCGCCCTCGATGACCAGGACCTGGAGAACCTGCCGGTATGAACCACAATCTGCAAACCCTGCCGCTCGATCAACTGCAGCTGCCGCTCGCTCCGCCTCTGCCGTTTCGGCTCGTCGAGGAGATGACGCACGAGTGCGGCCTCTGCGGCGGCGACGGCTGTACGGATTGCGGCGGGCTTGGGTGGGCCGTCGAGGCCGCTGCGTGAAGCGCACCGATCACAAGACCGCCGCGGCCGCGCGCACCGAGCTCCTGGCCCACGGCTACCACCCGATGGGCGTGCCGCCCGGGCAGCCACTGAAGTGGCGCCGGCTCAAGGTGAAGCAGCCCGAGCTCGTGATCCGCCGCGAGCAGCGCGCGCGATCGGTCGCCTGGCACATCGTGCCCGCCGACGGCGGCGCCGAGCAGCTCGGGCTCCTCGAGGATGTCGCGTGACGACCCTGCAGCAGATCCTCGAGGCGCTCCCCCGCTATCGGTACATCGTGGCGAACGAGATCAAGACGCAGCGCGGTGTCGCTGAGGTGCTCGAGCAGCACGGGATCGCCTTCGACCGAGAGCACGTCGAAGAAAATGATCGCTATGACTTCCTGTGCACCGGCGGAGTGGTCGTCGAAGTCAAGCGCGCCCTGACGTACAGCACGGCGCTCCGACAGGCCGCGCGCTATTGCCGCGCGCCAGCAGTGACCGCGGTCGTGATCGCCACCACGAGACCCTGGCCGGAGGGTGCCGTCGCGACCTTCAACGAGAAGCCGGTGCACGTCGTTCGGCTCCCGGGACCGCAGCTGTGACGTACGGCTCGATCGAGTGGGCGGTGGGCTCCTGGTTCATCGAGTGCGAGCCGCAGGTTCGTACGCGGATCCGGCGCGTGTTTCCGCGGGTCTCCCAGATGGCCGGCGACGTCGTCGAGATCTCCGACACGGCCGAGCACTGCCGCGACCTGCTGTGGTTCATGAGCCGCTATCCGCTCGACGTGGAGGACGAGGATCGGCAACGCCTCGAGGGCGGCGGCGCTCGACACGAGCACATGGAGCAACGGCTCGCCGATTTGTTGTCGCTACGGACGCCGCCGCGCCATGTCGAGCTTGCCGTACCCGCGCGCGACTACCAGCTACAGGCGGCCGATGCGTGCACGATCCGTGGCGGGCTGCTCTTGGCCGACGAGGTCGGCGTCGGCAAGACCGTGAGTGGCCTACTGCCGATGGCAGACGGGCAGTATCTGCCGGCGGTGTTCGTCTGCGAGCCCCACCTCGAGCGACAAATGGAACGCGCGCTGAACCGCTTCCTACCCGGGCTGCAGGTCCACCGCGTTCGAAAAGGCACGCCGTACCCGTTGGCGGTTCGGCGGCCTCGCCTCGGCCTGTCCGCGACACGCGTGCCCGACGTCTTCGTGATCAGCTACCACAAGCTGCGCGGCTGGGCCGATCAGCTCGCCGAGCTCATTCGCTACTGCGTGTTCGACGAGTGCCAGCGGCTGCGGAGCGCAGGCTCCGACATCTACGGCGCCTGCAAGCACGTCGCTCGCAAAGCGAAGATGAGCATGGGGCTCAGCGCAACGCCGATCTACAACTACGGCTCCGAGTTTTTCTGGGTCATCGACTGCCTGCTGCCGGGCGTGCTCGGCAGCCGCACCGAGTTCCTGCGCGAGTGGTGCACCGCCGGCGGCGACAAGGCACGGATCCAGGACACTGACGACTTCGGCTCCTACCTGCGTCGCGAGGGGATCATGCTCCGGCGATCGCGCCGCGACGTCGGCCGCGAGCTCCCCGCCGTCCAGCGCGTCTCGCACCACGTCGAGAGCGACCCCAAATTGATCGAGAGCATGACGAACGACGCGGCCGCGCTCGCCCGCATTATCCTCGCCCACAACGAGCAGTTCCGCGGGCAGCGCATGCAGGCCTCGGGCGAGTTCGACATGCTCATGCGGCAAGCAACCGGTGTCGCCAAAGCGCCCTACGTCGCCGCCTTCGTTCGGCTGCTGCTCGAGGCCGGCGAGGCGGTGATCGTCTTCGCCTGGCACCGCGAGGTCTATCGGATCCTCGAGCACGAGCTCAGAGACTTCCATCCGCTGATGTACACGGGCAGCGAGTCGGGCGCGGCGAAGGCGTTGGCGGAGGAGCTGTTCGTCCATGACAACCGGCACCGGCAGCTGATGTTCATGTCGCTGCGGTCCGGCGCCGGCGTCGACGGGCTTCAGAAGGTTTGCAGCACCGCCGTGTTCGCCGAGCTCGATTGGAGCCCGGGCGTGCACGATCAGTGTGTCGGCCGCGTCGACCGCGACGGCCAGGAACGCCCGGTCGTCGCCTATTTCCTCGTCAGCGAGGAAGGCTCCGATCCGATCATGGCCGAGGTGTGCGGCATCAAGACCGAGCAACGCGAGGGGGTCATCAATCCCAACGCACCGCTCGTGCAGCGCCTGGAAACCGACGAGCACCACGTCCGCCGACTGGCGCGGCAGGTGCTCGAGCGACGCGGCGGGCGGTTACCACTTGAGGAGACAGCATGAACAAGAAAGAGATCGACCGGCTTTCGAACGCCGTGACCGCGCTGCGCGCGAACGGCTTCGAATCGTTGACCGAGGCCGATGTGTTCTGCAGGGCTGCGGGCGGGCTGCCGAACGGCGAGCCGCTCGACGTCAGCGAGATCTGCCGGGCCACCGGGCTACCGATCAGCACGGGCTCCCGTCTCGTGTGTGGCCTCCATGAGCGGGGGCTCCTCGAGTACGTGCCGCACGCTACGGATCGCCGACGCAAGCTCGTTCGCGCGAAGCTCGAAGCGTTCAAATGACATTCGACGATGCCCACACGACAGAGGAGCACGAGCGCCGCATCGTCCGCTGCCGCGAGAACGCGTGCCGCGCGCGGATCATCTTTCTCGAGAATCCGGAGACCGGCAAGAAGGTGCCCGTCGACGCGGACACCGTCGAGGCGGACGACAACGAATACGTGAAGGGCCGGCACGTGTCGCACTTCACTACTTGTACGGCGCCCAAGCGATTCAGCAAGGGGAGCCGGTGAAGCCATCGCGAACGTGCGCTGCGGCGATCGCGTGAAGGTCGGCAACAGCGAAGGCGTGATCGTCGGCGCCGGCGGCGGCGCGAACTTCGAGGTTCTGTTCGGCTCTGGCAACTACGCCGGCCGGCGGTACGTTTGCCACCCTTCAACGTGCGAGTTTCTAGAGTGCTGATGTTCCTGACACCCGACGAACTGCGCGATCTCACCGGACGCCGGCGGCCGTCCGCACAGATCCGTTGGCTCCGTGATCACCACTGGGCGTTTGTACAGCGCGCCGACGGCCGACCAGCGGTGTCACGCCGCGAGGCCGAGCGCCAGCTCGAGACCGGCGCACCACGGCGCGCGGCGCCGGCGGCCGAGCCCGACTTTACCGTGCTCGAGCGAGCGAGCTAGTCTCATGCGCGTGGGGCGTAAGAAGAAGAACAACCCGCACCTGCCGCGCGGGGTCACTCACGAGCACGGCGCCTACTATTTCCGCGGCCGCGATCGCGCGCGGATCCGCCTCGGCGCCGCGTTCGGTGAGTCGATGAACCGGTGGGCCGAGCTCGTGCAGCCCCAGGGCGGGCCCGTGGGGACGCTGCACGACGCGTTCGAGCGCTTCAAGACCGAGGTCGTGCCGCACAAGGCGGCGAAGACTAGGACCGGCTATCTGTATATGCTCCCGACGCTCGACTCGATCTACGGCAAGATGACGCCGAGCTCGATCCTGCCCCGCCATGGCTACCAGCTCCTCGACCGTGGCCGCCGGACCCCGACCCAGACCCTCAAGCTGTTCAACCTGATGTCGTCCGTACTGACCGCCTGCGTGCGCTGGGGCGCGATCGACGAGAACCCCTTCTGGCAGGTCCGTAAGGCCGATTACACGCCGGCGCCGCGCACGCGCTGCCCGACGGACGCGGAGTACTCGGCTGTCTACGCGATCGCCTCTGAGCGGCTCCAGATTGCCATGGACCTCGCCCTCCTGACGGGGCTACGCAAGGGCGGGATCCTGCGGCTCGAGCTCGGCGACGTCACGGATGATGGGCTGCTCAGCCGCCGCCCTGGCAAGACGACCAAGCCCCTGCTCTTCCTGTGGACGACCGAACTCCGAGCGGTGGCCGATCGCGCGAAGCGCCTAGAGCCGCGCGTGCGCCGCGCGCTGCTCTGCACTGGCAAGGCGCGGAACCCGCGGCACAAGCCCGGGCAAGCGTACACCGAGGACGGCTTCAACGCGCTGTGGCAGCGGCTCATGGCGCGCGCCACGCGGAAAGACGAGCACGGCCAGGCGCTGCTCGCGGAGCGTTTCAGGCTCAACGATTTGCGCGCGAAGTCCGCGACCGATGCTGACACCGTCCCAGAGGCCCAGGCACGACTCGGTCACACGACGCCGGCGACGACGTCGCGCGTCTACATCCGCAAGCCGACGAAGGTGCAGCCACTGCGACGAAAAGGTGTGGAGTCGACGAAGTAATCAGGAATGCCGGCTCATCGCCGGAACGCCGTCCGCCAGCGCACGGCTGAAAGCGCTGGCACATAGAGGGAATGACAATGGCAGTAGAAACTGTGCACCTGAAGCCGATCAATGTGCAGATGTTGCAGATCTCGATCGATGGCACATCGCCGCTGATTCAGCACAAATGGAGCGAGAAAGCGCTGCGCCAGCTGCGCGATAAAGGCGGCGGAAAAAAAACCAAAAATCGCGAGCCGCGCGATCCACAGGCGGAAGCCAAGGCCGCGACGTACTTCACCAAGGATGGCTCTCACGGCATTCCGTTGCTCGCACTCAAGAGCGCAATCATCGAGGCGGCCCACAAAGATATCGGCTTCGAGAAAACGTTGGTGCGGAAAGGCCTATTCATAAAGGCACCAGATGAAGCGCTCGTTCTTCCGATGAAGTGTTCGGAGCCGATCGTGCGTGAGGACAGCGTGCGCGTTGGGATGGGATCTGCTGACCTGCGATACCGTCCGCAGTTCAACGAGTGGTCGGTTGATCTTCTCTGCGAGTACGACGCAGATCTCCTTCAGCCGACAGACATCGTAAATCTTATCGACCGCGCCGGATTCGGCGTGGGTGTGGGCGAGTGGCGGCCGGAGAAAGGCGGTGAGTTCGGACGATTCCGCGTTCGTCGCGGATGAGTTCCCTCACCGGGGCGAGGCTCGGCAGGCTAGGCAGGGCGTGGCAGTGCAGGGCTCGGCGCGGCAAGGCGCGGCAAGGCGCGGCAGGCGTGGCCAGGCTGGGCGAGGCGTGACCAGGCTAGGCGCGGCTGGGCAGGCGAGGCGCGGCTGGGCTTGGGCGGCTTGGCGTGTTGAGGCTTGGCTAGGCCAGGCGGGGCAGGCAAGGGTAGGCGAGGCGGGGCCTAGGCGGGCTTGGTGAGGATGGCGAGGTCGGCTGGGCAAGGCGCGGCAGGCAGGGCGCGGCCTGGGAGGGCGCGGATGGGCGGGGCCCGGCCAGGCGCGGCCTGGGTGGGCTAGGCGGGGCATGGCGCTGGCAGGCGCGGTTGGGCAAGGGCTGCTGGGCAAGGGCTGCGCGGCTGGTCAAGGCATGGCTCATTTTTGATCGATAACCATTGGAGACGATTCATGAAGTACAGATTTAGAGACGGTGTTTCGATTCCCGGCGTATCAGCGGACGATGCGGCGGCTGAGCTCGAACGCCTCTACGAGCAATACGGTGTGCTGCGGCCATCGACTCTCGTCGAGGAGTCGAAGCCAAAAGGGGCTGTGTTCCACACGGCGTTCGAGTGGCGAGACAAACAAGCCGCTCACCAATACCGGCTGCAGCAAGCTCGAACGCTTATTCGCGCGGTTCACGTGATTGCAGACGACGGGACGCGGGCTGATCCCGTATTCGTACACGTCAGAGCTCAAGGGGAAGATGACGGGCAGGAGGGCGGATACCATCCACAGTCCGTGGTTGTCAGCCGGCCCGATCTATTCGAGCAAGCCATGGCCGAACTACAGCGACACCTACGCAGTGCGATGAATGCGGTGGAGTCGTTGCAGCGCGCAGCCGAACAAAGCCAAGATCCTGACCGCTTGGCTCGGGTGGCACTGGCGGTCCGGGCGCTCGAAGCCGCGTCGGCAGCCATCAACTCATTACATTGATTCGTGCAAGGGCCGGCCGAGTAGTGAACCCTAGACCTCCTTGGCTACGCGTGATCGACGGTGGCCTCACCCAAAGGGGCGTCACGATCGAGCAGCACATTCAAATCGGCCTGCCGAATGGTTGGCGAGAGACGCTGATCTATGCAGTCTTGCGCGCGCATCGCGAAGCGGTGGCGGCACTTACAAATCCCGACGACACTCCAAGGTGTGGGAAATGAAACGCCGTAACCAGCATGTACGCCACTCTCAGCGCATTGATCGTGGGGTTTTTTCCCACAGCACGACGTGCGAAACTCGCGCGCGATCAATGCGCTCCGCGCGATCGAGCTACCGCCTCCTAAGCGGAAGGTCGCCGGTTCGATCCCGGCCCGGGGCGCCAGGTAACTATCAGACTCTTCAAAGGAAAAAGGCCGCGGCCGAGGACCGGCGGCGGCAACCGCTGTGGGAAAAAAGCGGTGTTGTGGGAAATTGGCTGAAACCGCTCTATATACAAGGAACGGGCGCTCGCCTGCATCGAGCCCCGTAGTCGCTGCGTGCAGCCAACGCGGATTGAGCTCGGTGAGTCTCATCGCTAGACACTATCCGAGCGGAACGCGTGAGCACTCGCCGATGTTGTACGGCTGGCCGTCGTTGACGGCCCGGTAGTCTTCCTGGCGATCGTTGAAGGTCGCGTTCAGCGTCCGCCAGAGAGCCTGATTGTTTTCGTTCGCCGCCCGGAGTGTGTAGAGCCTGCATATCTCTTCTGCGAGCGCGATCCGCAGCGCGATGTCTTGTTTCTTCTCGATCTCGGTCAGTCGCCCTTTGACGTCGTCGACCTCCTCGGCCATCGCGAAACCGGCGATCCCCGGCAGCAACGAGCACGCCCAGGCGATGTGAACTCCGATCACCACCGTGACCAGCAGCCGCCACGCGATCGTCGGTGACTTCGTCGCTTCCGCGATGAGTTCGATGAGCTTGCTCATGCGACTGCCCTCACTTTCCTATCAGCTCGGTCTTTTGCTTCGACCCGGCAGACGACCCGACGAAGTACGCGACGCTCGCACCCCACGCCGTGCCGAGAGAGCCGAGCATTAGGAGCAGAGCATCGCCGCCGGTGGCCGGTATCCCACGAACGAACATGAACACCAACGCTCCGAAAAACCCGAGAGAGGTGAGATAGAACACCTGCGCGGGCATCGAGTCCTTGAGTGCGATCTGCCTATTCCTGGCACTGTCGCGGTCCGATGTTTCGAGCTCGGCGAAGCGGATCTGCAAGGCGGTCTCCTGCGCCTGCATCTCGACCTCGATCTCCTTGAGCTTGGATACTGCCGCCGGGTCGCCGGCCGCGGCCATCACCGCTGCCTCCAAGTCGCTGTCGGTCGAGCCTTCGACCTTCAGCACCTTGCGCATGACCCCAGCGGCCAATGCCCCGTAGGGCCCGCCCAGAGCAGCCAACGCGGTGGGGGCGACTCCCTTGAGCACGCCAAAGAGTTTCTTGAACGGTTCGCCTTTGAGTGCCATCTATCTATCCTCCACTGAAATAGTTACCGGCTCGCCGGCCAGGATTGCGTTTGACACCACTCCGTACAGCCTGCGATACGCAACCGTCGACTCGCTGAGCTTGCCGCTAATGTGCACACCGTCGCCGACGAGGATGCAGCCGCGCGTGTCGTCGTCATCGTTGCCGATGTGGATGTACACCCACTCGAAACCTGGCACGGATTGCAACCACAACATGCCGCGGTGCTCTGGGAACCGAGCCTTGTACTTCTCGTGCATCCCGCCCTCGGCGCGCAGTTTGATCTCGTAGGTTCCGGCAGGGATTCTGGTCTCGCCAGCGACCTTCACCGGCTGCGCCTGATCGTCGAGCGTGAAGCAAAAGAACCGCCGGTCAACGCACAAGCCGCCGAGCGTGGCCTCGGCGAGAGAAGGGAATCTGATTTGCTCAAGCAGCATCAGAACCTCGCACCGCCACCGACGAGGTTCCGCCCCCGGTTGTAGTGCGACGCGCCGCCGTTGCTGCTATGCGACGCCTCGAAATAGAAGCGCTCGCGCGCGCCGAACGTGCGACGCAGCACGATGGCCGCGGTGAGTTGCACGCCGTCGTCGTCGAGCGTCACGAGATTCTGGTCGGCGTCGAAGCCGACAATGCCCTCGTCGCCCACGCTCCAGTCGCCGTGTTCCCAGAGGCACGCGCCCCACCCGAGTGAGAGGCGCTTGCGCTGCGCGTGCCACGTTCCGCACACGCCGATGTTCGCGTCCAGCTTGTAGCTCGCCTCCGGGCGATGCACGACGGACTCACCGTGCGTATTAAGCGAAACCTGCCACGGCCCCTGCTCGATCCCGAAGCGCAGCCCTGACGAGATAGGGATCGTCGACGAGGTCGCCATGCCGCCGCCGGCGAAGAACTTGGGCTCCGCTGCACCGGCGTCACGAGTGCAGGCGAACCAAAGAGTCGCGACGATGACCGCCAGAAGTAGCACCTGAACGGCGCGCGGGTTGCCGGTGAGGTTCCACTTCATGGCCAGTCCTTGTGCGCGAGTGTTAACATCCGAACCTCCCGAAACGTGGAATGGTGCTATGAGTAAGTACTTGGTAATCGCAGTCGCGGCCGCGGCCGCAGTCGTCGGTGCTGTCCAGCCAGCGCTCGCCACACCCACCGTGGAGAACCCGGAGCCACACATCACGGTGTTCCGCGACGGCGATCACATCGTGACGCTCGTCGGTAGGCCGGATGGTTCAGCACGCAACCCGATACTCAAAGTCCTCAACGAGGACGAGTTCGGGCAGGCGAGCACCAGAGGAAGAAGCCCGATCCCAATGCGAGAGGCTCAGGGCTATTACGTACGCGTCCGCGTCGTCGACGGCCGGCTGATCTGCGAAAAGTTCGCTGTGCTCCCCAGAAAACAGCCACCGGCTGAACGCGCGGCTGAGCTGTTCAGGGAATCGTGTAGCTAGAACGTCACCACGGCTCGCCCCACACCGTCGTGTAGCCGGAGGGGATCGGTAACCGTGTGTAAGTGAAGTCGCTCTCGGGAGGGCTCGCCATGGCGCTCTCGATCGCGACAGCGACCTGCTGCCACGTCCAGCCGTCATTGGCGACTCGGCCTACCACGACCTGCGCCTGAGACTCCATGGCGACGATCTCCGCGTCGATTGTCGCGAGCGTCTTGGCAGATCCGGCTGCGGCGAGACACTGCGCGAGGAATGTCTGAGCGGCCCCTGCTCCATTGCGCGCGTTGTGCTCAGCGATCCACGCAGCAATCTGCGCCCGCGCTCGGTGCGGCGTGTCAACCGCTTGCTTGAGCAACGAGATCTCGTAGACGGCCCGCACGATAGGCGGCGCGTCGACCGATCGGTACTGACGGACTAGGTCGACCGCTTGCGCCTTCACGTCTGCTACCAAGCGGTCGAGTGCGGCGCCAATCTCTGCTGTTCTCATGTCATCACTTCGAGTAGATGATGGTCCAACCGCTCCCGAGCCCCTTTACTCCGCTGTTCGTAAAGCCAGTCAACAAGAACGGCTGGTCGATATAGAAGCTGACTACATTGCTCACATTCGAAACGTTCGCAAAGCCAATGAAGCCAGCAGAGTTGTCCAAGAGCACACACGGAACCTGACGGCCTGACGCTGACGGTTGGATAGCAGTTGGCACGCCGCTGAAGCTCATCTGAGTACTGTTGGACGTACCGGCTGCACCAGCGACAAACATGAGCACGAAACTTCCGAAGTCGATGTATGAGATGTCACCGGTCGGTGGCGAGCTAAACCCGCTCCACGTCGGCGTGAATGTCTGCGTTGCGAAGTCGAGATTGCCTCGAAACTTGATCGTCCCCGCAGAGTAGTCAAACCAGAAATACGTGCTGGCGTCGCCGATGTGGAAATCCGGGCCGCCGGTGCCGTCGTCTCCGAGGTAGAGGCCCTTCGTCGTATCGGACGCGCTCGTCTTTACGCCGCGGAGCTTGCCGCCAGTCGCTAGAACGAGGTCTTGCACTATTGCCAGAGTCGCGGCGAGTTGATCAGCAGAGATCAGCAGCGAGCCCGGCGACCCGCTGAATAGGTGGAACGACGCGATCCCTGGGCTGGTCGCCGGCTTGGCCGTCGCTATCAGGATCTTGCCGCCACCGACTGCGCTCGTGCCGGTCGTAGTCACCTGGAACGCGGTCGTCGATACGGCCGGGTCCCAGTAGATGTACGTCGGCCCGCCCATGTCCCCGGTGTTGCTGCCGGTGATCGAGTAGCTGTTGCCCGACGTGTCCCTGAGCGTGCCGCTCGCCCATGCGACGGTGTTCAAGTCGGTCGACGAGAACGCGCCCGTGTAGACCCAGTTGCCGGCGTCGAGGCCATCCGCTCCGTCGTCGCCGTCGGTGCCAGGCGCGCCGTCGGCTCCGTCTTGAACGAGGACAGCAGGGGCACTCCAAGTCGTGCTGCTGTCGGTTCCGGTCTGCCCGACGATCGAGAACGACGCCACAGAAACATACAGTGGGTCCGTACCGGCTGGCGGAGTCGCGAACCAACTCGACGGTGGCGTCAGCGTGCTGGTCGTGAAGTTATAGCTGCCGCCAGTAGGCGTGCTCGGCGCAGAAGCTGAACGCCTGTAGACGTTCGCGACGTAGACGCTGAGGCCGTCGTCGCCGTCTGCCCCGGGTGTGCCAGGTGCTCCGTCATCGCCGTCCGCACCTGGTGCTCCATCGTCTCCATCAACGCCGTCTTGTACAAACAGTGCCGGAGTAGTCCAGGTCGTAGAGCTATCAGTCCCAGTCGTGCCGACGATCGCCCACGTTCCGACCGATACGTACAGAGGGTCACTGCCGGCCGGAGGCGACGCGGACCACGAACTCGGTGGCGTCAATGTACCGGTGGTGAAATCGTAGCTCCCACCAGTCGGCGTGCTCGGCGCCGACGCCGATCGGATATAGACGTTGCTGACGTGGACGCTGAGTCCATCAGCGCCAGGCGACCCTGGCGAACCACCGGAACCGCCCTGTACAACCGAGACCGCTTGAGCAGCAGAGAGTCCATTCTCAACGTGCTCGACGATCAACGTGACCACCGGCGTACCGCCGCCGACAATCGTCTCCGCGGTTGCGTCACCAGTCTCTGACTCAGTCACAGCAGAGAGCGTCGCGCCGCTGCGTGTGACACGAATTACGTGCGTAGCGACGGTCGACCCGGGCCTGCGGAATGTAAACGTGACGTCGCTCGTCGGCGGCGCTGGGGAGTACGCACCACCATCAGGTGCTTGTATCCACTGGACAAAGTCGGCTGATACACCGACGGTCAGCCCGGCAGGTATTTGGGGCGTGCCAGCCGGCAAATCCGGCGACGCTCCGAGCGCTGTTTCTTCGGTCGTCCACGAGTAAAGCGACGACGGCCCCGCCATGAGCGTCAGGTCGACGACGACTGCGGCTCCATTGTCCTGGCTGACAACGCGTGGCCGCCAGTCCATGACACGCATTGCCTGCGACGAGAGGCCGAACGCGGCGTGGGTGAGGGAGATGCATTCGCCCGGCATCGCGCGGGCGCCGTACAGGTTGGTCGTGCAGGTCAGGAGCTTACCGGCGGCATCACGCTCCAGCAGCAGCTTAGCGATCCGCTGCGCGCGCGCGCCGCCGTCGTAGACCCCACCGGTGTTCGTCTCGTCGTTGACGAGCTGCATGTCCACCGTCGTGACGCGCTCACTGCCGACGACTACGGTCGCGAGGCTGATCGGCGCGTACTCGACAGCCGAGCCGTCGTCCGCCAGCGAAGCAAAGCGCCCATGGGCCGTGTCGCGCCGGTCGTTCTCCGACTTGTGAACGTTCAGGCGCAACGGGCCGACGAAGTGCTCCGGTAGCAAGGCGAGCGACGGAGATCTGAACGCGCCGCAGAAGTAGCGCCACTTGCCGTCCGACACCGCGATGTCGCCGCCGATCGCCTGCTCGAACATCTCCTTGACGGCGCCGTGCTTCTGCCGCGGGTCGATGATGCCGTTGGCCGTGTAGCGGTCCTGGTTGCCGCCCGCGGCGAGCGTTACGTTCTCGTCGCAGACATTCGCCTCCGCGATGACGTTGGCCCACGAGAAACGCGTGCTCGCAACTCCAGGACCGGCAATGCGGATGCCGTTGATCATCACGCCGCGCCAGAAGTCGTTATGGCATAGCACCGCGTTCTGCGACCACTCCCAAGTAGTCTCGTCGTTCAGGCGATGCGAGCCCGAGCCGCCGTTCGTAGTGTCCAGTCTGGGGTCATAGACCTTGCGCCCCTTGACCAAGAACCTGAACGACGGTGGCGTATTCAGGTCCGTCTCGTCGTAGCTCAACCTCACGATGGCGTAGGTGCAGCCACGCAGCCGGTGGTCACTGGTCCAGTTCGCGAACGTGGCGTCGAGAGTCGAGTCGGCCGTCTGCGAGTCGGAGCCAAGGTAATACCTGACGTTGATCTTCCCCGCCCACTTGGCGGGACTCGTGACGTTGCCGCTACCGTCGAGCGTCAAGGTTTCATGATCGGCCTTCACAGCTTCGGCGGCTTCGCAGCTGTGCCCGGCGAGCACAATCACCATCAACAGCTGATCAGGAAACAAGACGGGCTCGTGCACGTTGCGGTAGCGGAGCGTGCCTCCGGTCCACGCGCGGCCGTAGATGATCTGGCGTACGTCGTTCGGGTCGCCGGACAGGAAAATCTCGGTGCCGAAACTCTGGGCGGCGGCCGATTTTGCCTTGCGCTGTGTGAGCGCTGAGGCGGCGAACGCACTGCCGATCTGGATGGCGAGCATGGCGCGCGACGAGAGACCGACGGCAGTAGATTTGCCGGTCGCGGCGGCGATCCTGGCCGCAGTACCAGGACCTCGCGGGCTGAAGTTGACTCCAGACACCCGGGTTAGTCCTCGAACGGAACAGAGAAAGCGGCGGCCATCTCAAGCGTGTTCAAGTAGCCCACCCCACCGTCCTTGCCGACGAATGCCGACCGCTCCCCGAGACACACGCCCAATGCGTCAGCACCATCGACGAGGGCAATTACCAGATCGCCTCGGCGCGCGTGCGCGATCGGCACTTCGCGCAGACGGGCGCCGACCGCGTCGCGCAAGGTCGCGAACCCATCGCGCCTCATGCGCGCGTACTGCTCGTCGGCGCTCAACCGCTCTGGCAACGGATCCTCGCCGGTCATGGCGAGCACACAGTCGGCCGCGAAGTACGCACACGGATACTCCACCGAGCTGGCCGACCGCTCCGCTACTACTTCGGCGAGCTTTTCGGGCCAATCGTTGTTGCGCTTCATTGGCCGAGCAGCAGCCCCCGCTGCCTAAGTTTTTCCAGGACGCTGAGTCCCCATATGACCGGGTCATCCATCCGCGCCGCGAACTCCATGCCGAGGTCGCCGGGGAACAGATGCTGCTGATGCGCGTTCGATAGTGTGTAGTACGTCGATCGATCCATCAGCGCGAGTTCGGACGCGAGTCGAACCTCGATGTTGCCGCTGTCGCCGGCGTCCTCGGTGTCGACGCCATCGATGAAGCCCGGGAACAGCTCATAGGCGTCGACGACGGCGAGCGGCGAGCGGTTCAGTTTCGCCAGATACAATGACGCCGCGGCGCCCACCGGGTCGTTGGCGTTCACGGCATTGCGCAGCGCGTCGTCGAGGTAGTCGAGCTGGAGCTGGATTCCGGTATCTGTCGCTTCGAGCCCCTCCAAAGCGATAGGCTCGATGGATAGCAGAGGAGCTCCGACCCAGGTCTGGCTGTCCCAGGCGAGCGAACCGACACCGGTCCACACGCGTACCGGTGACGTCGGCCAGTCAAGGAAAACGAGGAACGCCAGGTCGACGTCGCGATCGTCCAGAATGTCCTCGATGGTCGCTGAGAACCCACGCTCGCTCACAGCGACTCCTCGAACGACAAGGTGAACGCGCCGGCCTTGTCTTCGTCGGTGTCCTTGTCCGGCATCGACGTGAGCCGCGCGAGCAGTACCGGCGTGTTGAACGTAACCACCGCGTCGTCGGCCGGCGATACGCGCAGCGCCGGTTTGAAATTCAACGTCACGACGCCGGAGCCGTTGGCGGTGCAGTCTGTCGTCGCGGCATGGAAGCCGGTACCAACCTGGAAGTACTCGCCTGTCCTCAAGATCAGCGCCGACGCAGTGACACCGTCGACGATGAGCGAAGTCCCGCTCTGGCCCGCGCCCTGAACGAGTCCAGTCGTCGCGCCGCTCTGCGGCCCCGTGTAATCCGGATCTGGGATCGTGATCTCACCGAACAGCCCGACGCTGAGCAGGAAGCCCCACATCGTGCGCAGATCGGTGCCATCCAGCGGTACGGTCTCGACGAGACCCTCCCAGCGGTCGGACGTACCGGCGCCCAGCGAGACAACCTGGCGCCGACGCGTGAACATCGACTCCGTCGACGCTTTATTCTCATTCAGGACCAGGCGCGAGCGCCGTATTTTACCGAGCAGCGACGCGGGGAACGGCGTGCTCACCGCTTGCCCCCGAGCCGATTAGTGACGGCGTCATAGGCGGCACGAGCGGCGGCTTGACCTGCTACGAAGAGATGTGCGTCCCACTGCGGCGGCAGCCCGATCTGGTTGTAAAAGTTCTGGTTGATGATGGGCGGACCGCCGGCGCCAGCGCCTGCCATGCGCACCGACTGAGCATGGCTGTAGATACGGCCCGGCACGTCCGGCACCCAGAGCTCAGGGCCTTTTTCGCCGACCAATGACGCCCGACCGACTGGTGGTCGCCCGCCGCCCGCGAACTTCAGGCCGCTGAACAGGTTCGCGAAGAATCCGCCCCCGCCGCCCCCGCCGCTGCCCGCACCAATGCTCGACAGCGTCCCGGCGAGCTTCTCGGCCAACGGCTGCAACACGGCCATGCGGAACACGAGCTCGGCGAGGTCCTGAGCAAAGCCTCGAATCGCATCGCGCGGGCGGCCGCTGATGAGCGCCTCCATCCCGCGGCTTTCGAACGATGCCGCGATCGCGTCGGCGAGGCGCTCCTGGCGCTCACGCGCCTTATCGACGGCCTCGGCGTATTCCTCCGTGCGCTGGATCATCGGCCGGAAGTCCGGCATCTCCCGCATGCCCAGCCGGCGGCGCTGCTCGCCAAATTCGTCGGCGCTACCTATGCGGCGCGCGCCAACCGTCATCTCCTCGAGCCCGGCGTCAACCGGCAAGCGTGGCATGTCTCGGAAGCCCATGGCTCTGCGCCGTTCGGCCGTCAGTGCGGGCCGAGCCGTGATCTCGTCGAAACCGTCGCCCCAGCCGCCGCGCATGGCCGCGCGCTGAGCGGGCGTGAGCTGGACAAACGGCATCGCACTGAGCTGTTCGATGCGAATGGCCTCGCGCTCCTGCGCGATGCCGCCCAAGATCCTGTGGCGCGCTTCGTTCGTACCGGTGAAGGTGCCTGGCCTGAGAGAATTCTCCCTGAGCTGAAGCTCGTAGAGGCGAGCCTCGATGCTCTTCTCCATGTTCTGAAGCTCGTCGACGCCGAATGCCGTACCGAGTTGCGCGGCGAAATCGACGAAGGCGCCCTTTAGACCAACGCCAACCGACGTGGTGAGGCGCTTGATGGCATCGCTCAGTGCGTCTGCTTTCTGCACCTGGTCGTCGGTGAAGACGTTGTTTGCAGCGGCCGCGGCTGCCTCCAGCGCCTGTGTGCCCTTGGCGAGCGTGTCCTGCATCTTCGCGCCGGCCTCGCGGCCGAACAGCGCCGCCGCGATCGCGGCTCTCTCGGCCGACGACGTCACGCCCTCGAAGGCCTTGACGATCGCTGCAAATAACGCCTCGCTGTCGCCGATCTCGCCGTTGAGCACGCGTTGGGAGAGGCCGAGCTGGTCGAGTGCCGCCTTGGCAGGTCCACCGCCCGTGTGGATGAACTGACCGAGGCGCGTGTTGAGCGTGCTCATCGCGCTACCGAACTCGTTCGCTCCCACACCGTTTTGGTCGAACACAATCTGCAAACGCTGAAAGCGTTCGGCGCCGACGTCAGCGGCACGCGCCATCTCGCCTACCGCGTCGGCCGCCTGGATTGCTCCGCTCGTGAATCTGACGATCTGCGCTACCCCGAACCCAACACCGAACGCCGCCAGCGCCGAGCGCAGCCCGGAACCGAGCTTGTTGAAACCCTGCTGGACGCCGCCGAGCTGCTGATTCGTCTGACGCGCGAAAGTACCGACCTCGACGCCGCCCTTCTTGAGCTCCTGGCGCAGCAGCTCCGAGCTGCCTTCGATGGTAACCAGCAGTCGCTCTAGCGCTTCGTTCATCCGCTATTTCTCCTGCGATTCAACGATCGCGACAATCTCGTGCAGCGTGTGGCCCCAGAACTCCGCAGCCGTCCAGTGGAACGCGCTGCAGCAGGAGCCTAAGAGCTTTCGGTACTCGAGGCGGTCGGTGCGCTTGGGGGCGGAGATTCGTCGGCCGCCGCCTTTTTTTTTGCTCCGCCGCCGCACATGTTCGCGAGCAGCGCGATGAGAGGCTTCACGACGTTGTCGTCGTTGAGGCCCTCCGCGTAGAGCATCTCCTCGATACGGTCGGTGCTGAGCTTCGCCAGCATCTTGTCGCCACGGTCCTTGGCCCCGGCCCGGATGCACTCGGCCATCACCACGGCGATCTCTCGGAACGTCGGAAAGTAGGCCCCCAGCACGATGCGCTGCGATAGCCAATACACCGAGCCGATCTCCGACTCGATCGCGTTCACCGCGGCCATCGTCGGGAGCATGGGGAAGACGCGCCCCTCGAGCGTGAGGCCGACCTCACCGCGGTCGGTATTGATTGCCGTCATGGGCTACGGCGTCAGCTTGTCGATCGTCGGCTGCGCCGCGAGCGTGAGCTGGAACGAAAACGTCGCGTTGTCGTCGTCGTCGGCCCCTGGCGCGGTCATGTTCGACGCATACATGGAAGCCTCGAAAATCACGTCGCTGCCAGAAAACGGCGTCACGCGAAGCTGATAGTCGTTGGTCACGCGCGTCTTCGCGAGATCGTGGATGCGCTCGATGCCGTCGGTATCCGGCAACTGCAGCTTGCCGCTGACGTTGATCGTCACGTCCGTCTTGGCAGGCTTCTTGACCATGTACGCGCCGTCGCCCTTCGCGGACTGGTCGCGCATGTTGGTCTGCCGGCTCGGCTGCAGACTGACCTCGCCGTCGATGTCGTTGTAGACGGCTGACGCGTTCTTGACGAACAGCCGGTAGTCCTCGCCACCCATTCGTGCCATGTGAGTCTCCTTTACTGAGCCGGGTTAGGCGGCGTTGCGTAGCAGTGCGAGCAGGTCCTCGTCGTTCGGCGTATCGACGTCCGTCACCGCTCCGGCCGCGGCGACGCCACCGGCCTTGATCGAGAGCCGAATCGCGGTCGCGCTGATCCCGACGCCGATGATCGTGACGAACTCCGAGCCGGCGATGTCGTCGACCGGGATGATCCCGCCGGCAGTCCCGAGCGCGTAGATCTTGCCGACGGCAACCGTGCCGCCGATCGTGATGTCGCCGCCCTTCTGCACCGAGATCGGTTGGCCGCTGCCGCCACCGTTCAGCGCGATACCGTACGCGGCCGCGTTCGCGGACGTATCGTTGACGGCGGCGATGACCGCCGCTCCCGAGAGCCTCACGACTTGCCCGGCCGTGATGGTGCCGCCGGCGATCCGCTGCTCCTTGTCGCCCTCGAGCCCGACGACGCTGGCGGGGGTGATGGAGATCGCGGCGGCGTAGGCCAGCACCGGCAGCAAGGAGGTCGCGAAGACCAGGATGGCGGCGTGCAGTAAACGTCTGTTCATGGAGGCTCTCCTTGAGCTATTCCCCGAAAATTTCTGCCTCGTATTCGAGCGCGAGGTACGCGATCCACGTCTCGCCCTCTTCGGGCGGCGGGAGATCGAGCGACGTCGACCGCAGCGTCATGCACCGCGCGCCGCCCACCGGGACCTGCTTGAGACGGTCCTCGACGAGCTCGGCCCAGGCATCGCAGTCGTCGTCGAGCGCCTTGGCGTCCTCGACCTCGATCACGAGAACGATAAACACCTGAACTCGGCGATCGATTGCGCCGGACTTGCTTGCCCGCTCGCTCGTCTCCTCTTCGGTGACGATGGCGGCGATCGGCAGCTTCGTCGCCTCGAGGTCCTTCGTCCGGTTGGTCACCGGCGTCAGCGTCAGGCCGTTGAGCTCGACGCCGGCGAGCCTCGCCTTGAGAGCGCCGCGCAGCGTCTTGCGTGGGTGCGTCACTCCTCGACCGCCTTGAGGATCAACGTGTGGCTCGTCTCCTCGACATCAGGCCGCACGGATATGACTTCGAAGTGGAATACGCCCTCGAACAGCGCCTGGGCGCCTCGGAACAGCAGATCGCCCTGCTTCGGCTCCTCGACTGCGCTCTTGAGGATCTGCGCCTCGCGGCGCCGCGAACTGACCGCAGGACCTCGCCCACCTTCCACGCGGCTCCAGCCGTTCGTCGGTACTGCGGTGACCTCGATGACCGTCTCGCCGTCGAAGTAGACGAAGGTCTCTCCGAGGGCGTCAACGACCGCGGCCGCGGCGTCCTCGAAGAGATCCATGCGTGGTCAGCCTTAGGTGACCGCCGGCGCGACTTGGTTGATGTCGACGGCGATCTCGAGGACGCCCGAGCCCGCGCTCTCGAACGCGTAGCCACAGAAGAAGTCGCCGGCGGCGGGCGTCGCTTGATCGTCGTCGACGTTGCCCGCGCTGACGTCCCAAAGGACGCGCTGGCCCTTCGTGATGACCGCGCCCGTCACCTTCGGGAGCTTGTAGACACCCTTGATGCCGTAGACGATCTTGTCGCCGGAAACGCCGGCCGAATGTGCGACACCGATCTTGCCGGTGCCGATGACGTCGACGTCGTCCACGAGGACGGTGCCGCCCAGCGTGACTTCCTCGACGTCGCCCTTCGTAACGAACTTGTCCGACATTGCTGGTCTCCTCGGTTACCTGTGAGGCGGCGCGCTATTAGGCGCCGGCGTTGGTCGTGGTGCCGCGGAAGTCCGTCGCGCCGACGCCGTGGTCGTGCCGCACCTTCCAGCGGATGCCGTCGAAGTCGAACCCTTCTTCGGTCTCGATGACGGGTGATTCCTCGCCCTGGAGGAACACGACCTCGATGACCGGTGCGATCGCCGGATCCGCGAACAGGTACCAGCGGTTCCCGCTGATACGCGGCGTGTCGACGATCTGCGAGACCAGGTCGCGCACGACGTTGGGCTTCATGAACTTGTTCGATTGGTCGAAATCGAACTCCGCCTTGATCGCGGCGCGCGCCGTGGCGCCCTTGCCGATCGGCCCGAGCCAAACGTTCGGTCGCAGGTCGGTGTAGTCCGTGCCGTTCGGCTCGAGTTGCGAGGCCATCAACACGCGGCCGCGCTCGAATGCGGCCTGATCCGGCACCGCGCTCGTGCTGTCGATGTTCGCGTGGGTCGAGTGGAACAAGACCTGGCCATCGTTCATCGTCGGGCCCGTGCCGGAATTCAGCGCCAGCAGTGCAAACACGTTGACTTCGATCGTGAGCGCAGAGGCGCGGCCCAGCATCGTCACCATGCGCGCGAAACCGTCGACGTCGTCGTTGACGATCGCCTGACGCGTCAGCCCGATGATGTTGCCGTAGGTCTTCGCCTTGATCACTTCCTTCTTCGCATCCGGGAAGTGCATCTGCTGGAATTCGCCGGTCTCGAGCAGCTCGCTCAGCTGCGAAAGGCTGCCGATGCGAAGCCGCGGATGATCGCGGAAGTCCTGCACCGAGCCCGTCGCGCAGAAGGTGCGCCACTTGTCGGGCGCGATGGCGTAAGCCGCCATCAGCATCTTGTGGAGCACGTTCTCGAGCAGCACCGGGAAGTCGCTGAGCGTGCCGAGCCCACGGCCGTCGGCTCGAACCGTGGTGACCGCTTTTGCGATCTGCATCGGCGTCATGCCGCGGACGCGGACGCCCTCGCGCTCGAGCACGTCGCGCGCGATGTCCAGCAAAGTCATACCGCGGAAGTTGCCGCCGTCGAGCGTGACCGGCTTCCCAATCTTCTTGGCGTGCGCTTCGACGAGACCGCGAGTGCCCGCTTTGATGATCAGGTGCTGCGACATGCCGTCGAGCCATTTGTCGCGCTCGTCTTGGGTGATCGTCGCGCTCGGGTTGTGGCCGCTAATGTGCGGCTTGTTCTTCGGATCGGCGAGCCAGGCGAGGATGGCGACGTTGCCGGCGGCAACGTCCGCCGACTGAGCAACGATGGCGGCGATCGCATCGGCGGGCAATCCGTGCTGACGGCCGGCAGCCTCGATCGTGATGGCGCGCGTGCGGTCCGCGGCCAGCGCGGCCTGCACTGCCGCCGCCACGTCGGTGACTTGCCCGACCGCGGGCACTTGGGCGGGCGCAGTCTTCGGCTTCTTCGCCTCGAACTTGTGGCCGTCGTCCTCGGCCAGCGGGCGGAGCTCCTTGGTCGTAGAGCCGAGCACGTCCGCGAACGCGCGCAGTTGCGCCAGCGTCGGGAAGCCCTTGCCCTCGAGGATCTCGTTGACCTTGTCGACCGTCAGCTCGGACTCGACGGCGAGGTTGTCGACGACGTCCTCTTTGGTCACGTCGCCCTTGACCATCGCGGCGATGAGAGCGGCGATCTTGGCTGCAAACTTCTTCACGGTAGGCGCTCCTCTGTTGGCCTTGGTGATGCGCTTCGCGAGTGCGGCCGCCGGGATTACCGGCAGACGCGCCTGAGCGGGCGCGAGAATTTCGTCGATGAACCCGGCCGCGAGCGCCTCCGCGGCGTTCAGCCACGTGCCCTTGCCGCCGTTGCGGCCCATCATTTCGAGGATCTCTTCCTCGGTATGCTTGGTGCGGCGGGCGTAGATGCTCGCCATGCTCTCCCCGTACTTGTCGAGCATCTCGGCGGCCGCGCGAAGATCGTCGGCATTGCCGCCGACGCCACCAGCCCACGGGTCGTGGAGCATGAACAGGCCGTCCTCGGCCATGCTGATCTTCTTGCCAGCCATCGCGATCGCCGATGCCATCGAGGCGGCCACGCCGACGATCTCGACCTCGATGCGCGCCTTCGAAGAGCGGAGCGCGTGGTAGATGGCCAGGCCATCGTTCACGAGACCACCCTCGCTGTTGACGATGACCCGAATGAGATCGACGTCGCCGAGCGCCTTGAGCGCATCGAGGAACGCCTGTGTCGTCAGCGGCTCGAGGCCGACCGTCCCGACGACGCGTAGCTCTCCGGCCTTGCCAGCGGCTGCTCGAGTCTCGATCTGCTTGCGCCTCGCCATGGGCGCAAGGTGCTCTAGAGAACTCGGCGCCCGCAACCGTTTGGCGCCCTCGGTTTGGCGTTCGCCAATCAATTCCTCGATCGCGTCCCAATCCGATGCGCAGATAGCGCCCGCAACCGCCTCCACATCGGCCGACGATCGGAACCATTCGCCGTGATCGTTATCGTTCGCGAGCCGCTGATGCAGTCGCGCCTCAAGCGTCGTCGAGGCCGGCATATAGCCGAGCAACTCCAGCGCCATCGGGGACTGGGCGCTCATCGCCTTGGTGCGACTTTCGGGATTTTCGGCGAACCCAATCTTGACGAGACCGTTGGACGCCCGGACCGCGTACACGAAGCACGCGCGGCGCTTGCGATCCCACCAAGCCTCAAGCTCATCGACGCGCGCGTGGATCTTCCAGTGCTCGCGATCTTGATGCACAGGTGTGCCTTCGTCATTGGCGAGCCGGTAGACCTGCCACACGGAAACTACGCGCCCGGTGATCTCCGTTAGCTTGGCTGCGATGCGCTTTGCCCCTACGAGCTCACTCATCGTCGAGGTCCTCATCGTCGCCGCCGGTCGGTGGCATCTGCAGCGGCCCTTGCCCGGCTCGCGCCTGCGTAAGGCCTGCGGCGCTGACCTTACGCGCATCGGAGTCGAGGATGATGCCGCGAGCGTCGAGTAGCTCCTGCTCCTCGGCGAGCTCGTCGAGGTGCTCGTGGAGGTCCTTGCCCGTTTCCCCGAGGATGTCCGTCAAGCTCTTCTGGCCGGAGCGACGGGCGTTCGTGAGCGCCGGCACTTCGCGCTCGGGCGAGATCATGTCGCGTCGCGGCGGCGTGTGGCGGACCGTGACTCCGTCGACGTTGTGGCCGAGCAGCCGGGCGCCCTCGAGCCACCAGCCCATCATGACGGCGCAGCCTTGGGGGATCAGCATCAGCCAGCGCCAGGCGTCGAGGTTACGCTGCTGCTCGAGCCAGCCCATGCGGCCGGATGTGAAGCTCACACCCTTCAAGTCGCCGGTGAAGGCCTCGTAGCTCAGTCCGAGCGCCGCGGCGATCGCGCGTAACGAGACGCGCGCGTACTCGTCGTAGCCCTCGACCTGCGGCGGGCTCGCGAACTTGACGTCGGCGCCGGCGCCGAGCCACTCGATCATGCCGGGCTCCACTTTCTCGATCGTCTTGGAGCCGCTCGCCGGAGCGGCCGGCGGCCCCGAGAGGCCGCCGGTGCGAAAGACCGCGAAGCAGGCGGCGATCTTCTGCCGGACGAGCTGAGCGTTTTCGTAGTCGTCGAAGTCCGAGAGCCGCAGCATCACCGGCGCGAGCCACGGAATGCCCCGCACCTGCCCGGGACGGTCGACACGATAGATGTGCGCGACGTCGCGAGCCGGGACCGGGAGGCTGGTCACCGACCCCGTGCCCCCGCCCGGGTGCTCGGGGAAGAGCCAATAGCGGGTGCACCGCCCGCTCTTGTCGAACTCCTTACCCTGAACGATTTCGCCGCCTTCGCGGGTAGCCCCATCCCGCGACGAATCGAGGAAGTCCGGCTCGAGCACCTGAAATTGAATCGGGAACGCGAGCTTGTTCGTGAAGCGGCGCAACACGAGAGACTCACCGGATTCGGCGGTCGTGCGTAGCGCCAGCGCCTGCAGGCCGTAGTAGTCGTGGACGCCGGCGACGTCGATCGCCGTCGTCTCGAGCGTCTGTCGTGCGAGATCCTCGAGCGCTCGATCCGTGTCGCGCCCGCGCTTGAAACGCGGCGCGATGCCGGTCGCGACACCGTTCACGACGATGGCATCGATGCCGCGCTTCGCATGTGGGTTGTTGCGCACGAGATCGTGCGATCCGGTCCGCAATCGCGGCAAGTCGCGTGCGGACACGGTGTCCGCCGACGCACCCGAGCGCCGAATGCTCGTCCCGCGGCGGCCCTGATCGGCGCCGTCGTAGTAGGCCTGCGCGATCTCCATCGCGCGCAGCTGCAGCCGGGCGGCGGCTCGCCGGGCGGCGACCGTCGGCGCGATGTACGCGATAGCGCGATCCAGCCGCGTCAAGACTGCACGCCTTTGCTGAACTCTGCCAACGTCGAGCGGTGCCCAGATTCGTTAGCGAGATCTCGGGACACGAAGTCGATCTGTTGAACGAGCTCGGCCACGGTTGCGAACTCGACTGAGCGCCCATCCGAGAACGTCACGCGACGCGTGCCGCGCAGCATGGCGCGCTTCAACGTGTCGAGGTCTGCCTGGGTATATGCGCTCACCAAAAGCTCCTGCCTTTACGCCCCCGTGTGTCGAGCCACTTTCCGCCGGCCGGCCCACTTGCTGGCCTAGTTGGCGACGGTGGCTTGCGCTCACGAGGGTCGATCGCCCACTCCGGTGGAGCGTTCCAATTGATCGATTCGGCGCCGAGCAAGATGCACGCGGCGCGGTTATAGCCGTGTAGGTCGAACGCTTCGTTCGGCTGCTCGCGCGGGTTCTCCCAGCCCTTGGCCGTTCGAACCTCGGCGGCGAGCTCGGCGAAGTACTCGTTGTCGACCCAGTCCGGAATGTGGATGAAACCCGGGCCCGGGGTCGTTCGATCGAGTGATCCCGACACGCCGTCCTTCAAAAGGTTGACGTTCAGCTGCCAGACTGGCACGTCGCCGCGCCCAGCCGAGCGATCGTTGCGGCCACGCGCATCGGGCCACGTCTCATGGATCCGCGGCGCGTCTGGTCTGCCGGTGCCCTTGATCAACAGGAAGTGCTCACCGAGGCCGCGGTCGCGCATCTTGCGCCAGAACTCGTAAGCCTTCTCCGTGACGCCGTCGGCGCCGCCTGAGTCGCAGACGACGATCAGCGGCGATAGATCGACGGGCGTGCCCGCGGCGCGGTAGGTCCGCGAGACGACCAAGGGCACGATGACTTCCCAGTCCTCAATGAATGCCGCCGGATTGAGCTGGGCGATCCGGCCGTCTTGCTCGCGGCGCTCGCTCGCGAAGATCGTGAACCGGTCGATGAGCCACGACTCGAACTCGCGGCCCCAGCCATGGACCTGAACGACGAACCGGCGCGACTGGACGTCGATGCCGGCCGTCAGGAACAGCACCCCCGCCGGCGCCGTGCCCCGCTCCCAGGCCTCCTTCCGCGACGCGAACTGGTCGCTCGAGCGCCGGCTGCGCGCCGCGCGCGGCAGGTAGGGCCATGCCTGGTCGTCGTGTGCGCTCTGGCGGAGGTCCGTCTCGTCGCCGGTGCGCGCGTAGTTGAGCACCGCCGCGAGGTACTTGTGCACGAGCCCAACCCACGGCTGGTACGCCGCAGCGACGCCGCCGAGCCAGTAGCTCGCGATATTCGTGCGCCGTGGCTCGCCTTTGATCCGGCCGTCGGCGAGCGTCTGCCCTTCGTGGAGCCAGGTCGCGCCGAGGATACGGCCGCGCTCGAGCCGTGGCGCGTTCAGCGCCTGCCGGTCTTGCGGCTCGTGCACGGCGCCGCAGTGCGGGCAGGGAACGCGCGCCCACGACTCGGCGAGCATCATGAGGTCGTGCTGCTTCACCGCAGCCATGACCTCGTCGAAGCCCGGCACCATGAACGGGACGAGCCCGGGCTGAGCCTGAAAGTGCTCCCGGCAATGCTGACACGCCCAATACCAGCGAGCCCGCGTGCCGCTGTTATAGAGCGCCGCGATCCCGAGCGCCGGCGGCGCCTCGTGCGGAGTGCTCGGCTTCCACGTCGGGTCGTCGTACGCGTAGCCGGGCGAGCTCTCGGCGAGGCACTTGCCACGGCTCAGATACGTCTCGATGCGCTTGAACGCCTGGCCCCACAGCGAGCCGCGGTCGTCGACGTCGGTCGATTGCCGCGCGCCGTCGACGTCCATGAGCAGCACGTACTTGACCGTCTTGCCGCGCAGCTGCGTCGCCGCCGGCCAGCCGATCTTTAGCGCGACGCCGTTGCGGAAGAACTTGTCGTACGTGTTGTCGTCGCGAGCTCGCGGCGACAGCATGGCGGCGAGCTCCGGCGTGTTCTCGATCGCGCGGTCAAGCTCGAGCCGCGAGAAGTCGCGGGCCGTGTCCTGGCTCATGTAGATGGCCAGGATGTCCGCCGGCGACACCGTCACGATGTAGTAGACGCCGGCGAGCGCGAGGCCGAACGTCTTACCGGTGCGCGCCGGGCCCACGAACACCATGCCCTGGTGGGTCCGGCTCGCGAGCTCGTTCAGCGGCTCGACCAGATACGGCGTTACCGCGATGTCGAGGGCCCCGCGGTCATTGCTCAGCTTGCCGTGCGCGGCTTCCGCCGGCGTCAGCCGCTGGGGCGGTCGGAGGATCTCCGCGACGGAGCGTGCGACTTCGCTCGCCCGCTTCAGCGGAACGACGAACGGTACGGTGTTCAAGGCGATCAGCGCTTTGCGCGTGGCGCGAGTTGCCAAGCCCAGCCGCGGCCGCGGCGCTTCGCCTCGATCTCCTTCTTCATTTGCGCCTTCGCTCGACGCAGCGTCGCCTCGGAGATCGCGAGCTTGCGCGCCGCACCGATCAGGTCCGAGGTCGCCCGCGCGCCGCCGGCGAGCTCGCGGCGAAGGAACGCCACGGCATCCTCAACGGCGGAGCTCGCCGTGGGCGGAGACTTCGTCGAGGGTGGCGGCTCCCGCGTCGCCGGCGTCGAGGCCTCGACGGTGGTCTGCGGTTGCTCGTCCTCGTCCTCGTCAGCAACGGCGGCTTTGTACAGGTCCTCGCGGACCTGGTTGATGTGGGCCTCGACTCGGTCGGCCTGCTGCGGGGTAAGCCCGCTGTCCCGCTCGAGCACGTCGCCGAGCGTCTCGAGGCCGCGCACGAAGATCTGCATCAGCCGCGCGAAGACGCGCTCCACGTCGGTCGCGTCGACTAGCTGCTTTTTCTCCCGCTGGTAGTGCAGCTTTTCCCGCTCCCCTTGCCACCATGCGCGGCGCTTGAAGGCGCGACGCAGCGTCGCTTCGCTGAGCTTGTCGGGGTCGCCTTCCGCCACATCGGCGGCCACGCTCGTCCACGCGCGAAACACGTCGCGCAGCGAGTACAGACCACGGCCCGAGCGCTCGGTGACGTGTTTGACGCTGCTCTCGAGGAGGCACCGGCGCAGCGTCTCGCGGTCCGTGTCGAACGCCCATGCATAGGCGGACAGGGACGCCAGCACCTCCGAGCTCTGCGGACTCGCGACCGTCGGCGAGTCGAACATTTCCTGCTGCTCTTCTTCGGCCTTCTTGGCTGCGGCCGCATTTTTTGCTACCATCTACGGGATTACTTTCCTACTGGTGGCGCGCCCTAGGACCCCGGAAAATTGTCGATCCCCGCGGCTGCGCCCCCGCGGGCTAGCTATTGGCTGGAAGGACCCGAAGGGTGGGGGGTGGGCCCGTCGTGTGGCGCACGTGCGCGACGTGACGGTGCAGCCTTGAGCATCTTCGGCTCATGCTCATGTTGAGCAGCGAGCTGCTGCTCCAGCTGCGCTACGCGCGCCTCGAGGAGCCTGATCCGTCGCATCGCCTCGCCGATCACGCGTACACCATCATGGCTTCCCCACGCTCCTAGCGTTGCGAACCAACATGCGCTTGACGGCGAACTTCAGCTCATGCCGCAGCTCGATCGGCAAACGCTCGCGTACCGTCTGCTGCCGCTGCGCGGTGAGCATGGGTCCTGCCGCTTCTCGAGCGATGCCCGCTCCGAAGACTGCTTCGATGTGAGGGCTCTTACCCGCCCATCGCCCGCTCTGGATCAGCTTGGGTCCGCCTGACATCCCGATGAACCGATCACGTGCCACGGCTACACGGTTGCGTGCTCTACGCCCTGCACGGCTGCGCTGCACAGCGATCACCTGGCCATTGGGCATACGCGCGAGGAACACGCCTGGGTACTTCCGCCTACGCCCCCATGCGTTCGCCGTTACACCACCACGCGGACTACGGGGCGCGGTCTTCGACCCCGACACGAACTGGACGAGGTTGAACGGCTTGCCGCTGATCTCGAGCACGGCCGACGGATCGGCCTTTGTCGCGCGCTTCGTGAACACGATCTTCCGCCGCACTGATGAAGGCTTGAGCCCAGTCGCATCTGCGATGTCTTTCGCTGAGCGCGACTTGATCGTATTGCTCACGCGGTTGACCGCGCGCGCGATCGCCGATGGGTAGGCGCGCTGCTCCAGCTCGCTCAGCTTGCGTTGCAGCTCGACAGCGCCCTGCACCCTCTCGAATGCCACGTCACGCGCCCTTGATTTTCGATTCCACGACGAGGTTGTTCGGCGTGACGGTGACCGGCCGATTCGACTTCTGGCCAGTCGGCACCTTGTCGTCGAGGTCCTTGGCCCAGCCCATGCTGCAGGCGAGCTTGCCAAAGTTCGGGCCGACGGTCTTGCGATCTTTGGGTTCCATGCTGATCGGCGTGCCGTCGTCGTCGGTCGCGCGGATCGGGTCGATTGCTTCGATTCTCATGATGGATCTCGCACCTCATGATCATGAGCTGCAACCGTGATCGGGTTGCCGCTGGTGATGGCCTGATCGGCCGACAAGTCCTGAACCTTGAGAAGTACCGTGGCATCGATGACCGCAATGCAATGCGCCGTGCCACTCGCGCTCGCTGCCCCGATGCTTTGCTGTGCGCATGTTGCCTTGCGGCCGCTCACGTCTCCGTCCGCCTTCGTGAAATCGGTCTCGTCGATGGCGACGTTACCGAGGCTCTGCGAGATGACGGCCGCGCGCGTCAGCGGACTACCGCTACATACGTGCAACGTCGTCGCATCGTTCGAAATCTTGTCGAGCAACGCATCGTCCGCGCTGTCGGCTACGAAATTGGTCATGACAATCCCCTTCCGATTGGTTAAATCGATCGTTGCGTCGCGATCAGAGTCTCGGTGAAAGGCGCCGTGGCTCCGTTGGCAACGGCACGGACTTTTGCCTTGTACAAGCTGCCTGCGGTCGACACGATCGACGCCGGCAGAGCGCCGTGATAGCTGCCGGCGCTGATATGCGGCATCGGCACCGGGAGAGAAATACCCGCAACGTCGTTCCCGTCAGCATCCTTGAGCTCGATGAGTTCAACGGTGGCGTCCGTCACCTCGGCCCCGGTCTCGTCGACGAGCTCCTCGAGCCGCAGCTCCGCATCGTAGGACATCCACAGGCGGCTGAACCTGCTAGCCGATCCTTGTCCGCCGGAGTTTGGGTACACGAGCAGCCTCGATGCGCTGAGCCAGCGTATCTGTGCGGCCGTGGCGACGTTGTCGAGCACCTGAAGCTGCGCGATGTCCGCCGGCGACACCACATGCGCCTGAGAAATAGCAACGCCGTCCAGCACGTTGAGCTGCGCCAGAGCAATCGGGACGAGCGTGCCCTCGATGATCAGGCCCACTCCGTCGAGCACTTGCAGTTGCGCGAGTTCGCCGACGGTGATCAGGTGCTGCTGCGTCAGCCCGATACCGTCGAGCACCTGCGCCTGCACGATGTCCGCCGGCGCGATCTGATGCGTCTGCGACAGCGCAACACCGTCCAGCACCTGGCTCTGCGCTATGTCGACGGGGCTGAGCACCACGCCAGCCGCCGTGAACGTGAACGCAAACGCGTTCGACCACGCGAGGTCGGAGCGCTGCAACGCGAGGTATCGCGTCCCGGACAAGTTGTTCGGGCTGGCCGGTATTGCGACGCCCGTCAACTGGATGTCGTTCCAGTCGCCGGCGACGGTTAGCTGGTCCGCGGCTCCACTGCGGTCGGCGTTCTCGAAAATCCACAGGCTGCCTGGGAACGGACCGAAGCCGCCACCATCAACAACTAGTCCAGTCTCCCCGGCGCCGTGGTTCTCGTCGCCGAAGTTGCCGATCCCCGGTGCAGGCATCGGCTCACCGGATGATGGCGGTCACGGCGTCGGCCAGCGTTCCCGGCATGGCTCGGTCGAGCGTGATCTGCAGCTCGTTGTTGGCGCCGTCCCATGACGTCGAGTTGATGTAGCGCTTCTCGCGATTCTGAGCACCCGACGTGACAATGACCTCGAGGCCGGTCAACTTGTTGTTCGCCGACGTCACGGCCACGCCATCACGGTCGGTGAGGTCGCAAGCGAGCGTTGTCGCCGAGCCTGCGAAGTTAGCTGTGTCGACGACGCAGTTCAGCAACGCGGTGTCTAGCGTATCGGCGGCCGGCGCCGGACTGGGCGGCGTGCCCCAGAGATACCACTGATCGCTGTCCGCGAGAGTCAGCGCAGTGGAGGGCGCGAACGTCGCAACGCCCGTCGTCGGGTTGTACGCAGTGACGATGCGCGACGTCTTGCCCGTGACGACGAGAGTCTTGCTCACGACCTCCGTCGTCGATGCTGGCGCATTGGTTCCCAGGTCGGCCGAGTTCGCGGTATGCGTGCCGCTGAGCGTGCCCTGCGCTTCGCACCCGACAGCCGGGACGCAGTTGGTCGGCGACGTCGACAGGACGACTTGCTGCGCCGTCGAAATCGTCGTGCCGCTCAAGCCAACGGTCGTCGTCGGGCTCTGCACGTTCGCCCAGTCGATGCCGACGCCGCCGGTGCCGTTGATGTCCATCGCCGAGAAGTTCGTCGGGAAGGCCTGGGTCAGCGAGTAGCCCGTCTTGTCGCTGACGGTTCCGGCGGTCACCGCTCCGCCGCCGGTGATTGCGAGCGAGGCGAAGTTGGTCGGGAACGACTGCGTGAGTGCGTAGCCGGTTTTGTCGTTGTTCGTTCCGACCGTCACGGTGGCGGACTCGATAGAGAGATCGGTCAACCGCACCCGGCCGCCGACGACGATCTCGCCAGTGACAGTGCCGCCGAAATCGACGTAGTTCGCGCCAGTGGCAAACGCGGCGTCCGGCAAATCGAGGCGGTACACGCCGTCGTTGACGTGCAGGAACCCGCCATCCGTGTGCGCGGTTGTCAGCGCCGCAAGCGTGGCCTCGGTGACGTCGGTCGATGCAGCGCCCTCGCGGCGATACCACAGGTCGATGCCGGCGCTGTTGAACACGATGTCGGTCGACGGGATGCCGGTCGCCGAGTCGAGCATCTTCACCGTGACCGAACGGTCCGTGGAGCCCTTGACGACGATGTCGTGCAGCGCTTGCGCGTGCGCAACGGCCGCTGTAATCGTCAGGAGCAACAGTGCAATGAGCTTGCGCATCGTCGTTTCCCTTAGTGCTGCTGCAAGATGATCGGGACTACGGAGCCGCCGGCGGAGCTCTCTGCTTCTGCCGCGTCAATCACGGCGTCAAGGATCGCGTTGCCGGTCGCGTTCAAGCTCGCGACTCCGGCGTCCGTTACGAACAGCGCCCCGCGCCAGCCCGCCGCGTTACCCGTCTGCAACGCCCCTCCCGACGGGATGCGAAACACAACGTTGGCGTCGGTTGTGGCATCGCGCAGCGCAACATCAACGCTTGGAGGTGGATCACCTTGCGGCAACCACACGCCGCTGCCGTCGGTGCAGACGGCGTGCGGTTCGCCGGCAACCGTTAGGCCAACCGAAAGCGGGTCGGCCTCGTCGGAGACGCGAACCGTATTGCCGAACCCGCCGAAACACGTGTTTGTGAACCAACTCCAGTTGTCGCTGACCGCGCACGAGATGACGATGACCGGAATAGTCGCTGCGGTGTAGTTCGTGCCTACGTTCGCTTTTGCAGCGGTGGCAGCAATCATCACAAACTCGATCCCGGTGAGGTTCGGGCTCGTGCTGTCGTCTACCACCGTCACAGAATGACCGTGCGTGCTCGACAGGCGTGTGCTCAACGCCGTGTCGCCGGAGGTCAGCGACCCAGAATCACCGACGACGAGATGAACATCGAGAGCGAAAGCGCGGCTCGCGAGCAGGATGCCTAGCAGCGCGTGGCAGAAGATCTTCACGGAACCTCCGGCAGCTTGATGAGGTATGCCCCGGTATCGACATCGGCGATCGTTCCGATTGCACGCCACGGCGTTTCGTCCTCGCCCTCAAGCCGCGCCCAGCGGCCATACGACCCTTGCATGCCCCCGTCTTGCTCGACAGTTCCCGAGAGTGCGTGCTCGATCAGTGTTCGCTGCGAGCTTGCCGTACCGTCGGCGTTCATCTCGTAGATATTCGACCAGCCAGCCGAACCTGCTCCGCCGCCGAGCAGCCAAAACAGGTCGAGCTCCGGATCGTAGACGGTCGAAATCTTGCCGCCGACGATGTCGGTGTCGCCGGTCATCGAGCCGGTTGCCACCGATACGGTTTCGGCAGACCAGTCGAAGGTGATGACGCGGAGTGAGTTGCCGCCTACGCAGACGCCGCGAGTACGCGAGTCGTCGTAGCCGCAGCCGGTTTCCTGGAGTCCACCGGACACCGTGTCCGATGCGCCCGCCCAGGTATCGGTTGTGGTGTCGAAAAAGTAGCCGTCCAATTCCGTGGCGTTGACGACGAACGCTTTGCCGCTCGCTTCGTCGTAGAAACTGACCGCGCCGCCCGAACCACCAGGAAAGTCAGTGAGCTGCGACCACTCGCCCGTGCCTAGGTCGTACTTCCACGCGCAGTCCGCGAAGTTCGCTTCTTGCCAAACCGTTCCAGCGAACCGATAGACCGCGTTGACGCCACGCGCGTAGAACTGCCCGTCGTAGGTGTGCGAAGCCGTCGGCCGGTCGTCGCTGTAGATGCACGAGTCGGCAACGATGTCGCTCGCGTCGCTGATCTCGAGCGGCGTCGCCCACCCGGCCGGCTCGGTCGTACCGCGGTAGTCGAAGATGTACAGCCCATTATTCGAGCTGTCGCCGTGCCCCCCACCGTGGACAAAGAGGCGGTAGCCGGCACCTTTAGCGCCACCTGACCATGCAGCGATTACGCCCGCCGTGCTGCCGGAATGACCAGCAGGCGTGATGCTCGCCATCGTGCTCGACGGGGCAAGTTCCACCAGATTGAAGTCGGCAAGGCCGCTGATGTACTCGGGGGCATCGCCGCCGCCAGGAGCAGGGGGCGCCTGGCCGCGATGGCCATCGACCATCAAAAACGCGGCGCTCGCCGTGAGCGCGACGCAGGTCCCGATCAGCGCGGCGATCAACTTCCTCATGGTGTCTGATCCCCGTAGTTCACCGCGGCCCGGCCAGCGATCAGCGCGCCGATGTCAGGAGCGGCGCCCGAGAATCCGTCCGTGACGCCGGCGACCGCGATGCCGGCGTTCTTCGCGGCCTCGCCGGTGTCGAGCGTCAGGTCGCAGGTCGCCGTGACCTCGGTGAGATAGTCCGCGCCGAGCGTGCAAGGGCTCGCAAACGGATCGGTGGCCGACGCTACGTCGTCAATAAACGCTTCCGTTGCCGGGCCGAACACGGGCTCTACTGTTCCAGCATCCGCTTGGATCGCGGTCAGGTTGGCGCCCGACCACTCGCCGAGCACGTAGGTGATCGTGGACGGATACCAGGCGTTGTTCGTCCAATCGAGCGGATCGAATCCCGTATTGGCGTCGCCGACGTTGATCATCCGCGGCGAGCCCTGACCCGCCTGCGACCGCCAGATCATCAGGTTGTTCTGGTAGCCAAGAGACCGCTGCCCGTGACCGCCTGGCGCGTACCACGCGGCGAGATTGTCTCCCTCGCGCCGAGTCATCAGGACCGTGTTGGACAGGGCGAAGTACCCGCCCTGCGAGCTGCCGTATTTGATAACGGTGCGCCCGATGTTGATGCACTGATTGCGCGCAAACAGCAGCGGCCCGCCGTACAGCGGATCGAGCGACATGCACGTCATGGAGTTGTGCGAGCGATTGTCGTAGACCCCGACGTTGCGCTGCGCGTGGTCGACCTCGACTAGGTCGTCGCCGCTGTTGCGCGCATCGTTGCGGTAGAAGTACACCGCGCGCACCGAGGCCGTGACGTCCAAGCCGGAGTGCGACGCGAGCGACAGCGAGTCGCCAAAGCCGATGAGCGTGTTGTTCCAAACCGCGTTGCCGAGCCCTGGAGCGCGGATACCGTCGTCGTTCCACGTCACGCTCGAAGTAAATTCCGCGTTCCATGGAGTATTGTTGCCAACGCACGTGTTGTTGTAGATGCGGACGTCCGTCACTTCCTCGTCGAAGATGATGCAGGTATCGACATCCTGGATCACAAGACCGCGGATCGTGACGTTGTCCGCGTTGTACCCGTTCGGCTGCTGGATGATCCCCTTGCTGGTCGCGCTCGTGCCGCTGTCCGCGCCCGAGCCGACGAGCGTCAGGTTCTCGAGGACGATATGGTTCGTTTCGACGAGCTCGACGACGCGGCCCGTCAAGTCGGTGAGCACCACACCGTCACGCGACTCGCCTTGGATGCAAATGGGCGAACCGGCCGTGCCGGACACCCCGATTTGCAGGCCCTGAATCGTGTACGCGCCGTCGGCGATGAGCAGTGTATCGCCGGCGGTCAGCGCCGCGATCGCCGTCGAGAGGTTGCCGCTCGTGTTGACGTTGTCGGTGACGGCCCCGCACGCAGGTGGCAGCGCGCTCGTCGCGAACGTCTCGGTGATGACGTCCTGATCGACACCGTCGGACACTGTGACCTCGACGTCGTAGCTCGTGCCGGGATCGAGATCGATGATCGGCCACGCGAAGTCGTCCGTGACTGTGCCGATCGCAGGGGTCTGCGAGAACGACGGCCGGATTCTATAGAGCGGATGGCCGGTCGTCCACGAGCCCGCGCCGACCTCGCGATAGCGCACGGTCGCCGTGACCGTAGTAGCCAGCGTATCGGTGACTTCGAGCAGGAGCGAAATCTGCTCTGGCGTTTCTGCTTCGTTTGTCAGCGCGCCGAGCGGGAAGTCGGCGTCATCCTGCGGCGCCGGGCCGCGATAGCCGTCGACCATGAGGAACGCCGGGAGCGCCGAGAACGCGACCGAGGCCGCAGACACTCCGAGGATCCAACGCCCGATCTTCACTGCGCCACCACGTGCACGGTGTACATGTTGCTGTTGCTCGTCGTCTGGCCGTTCGTGCCGAGCACCACGGGACCGGGCGGGAAGTCCCTGCGGTGCAACCGGCGCCGCGGCTCAACCGTGTCGGTGAGGCGGATGAACTGTCCGGTGTTCGTCCACGTCGAGAGCCACGCAGGTCCGGCATAGCGCGCGTCGTAGGCGACGTACACGGTTGCCGGCCGGTCGATCGTGAAGCTCACCGCGGCTGTCGCGGATGTCTTGTCGTCGTTCGCCGTGAGCACGGACTCCGCGCCAGCGAGCGCGCCAACGTCGGTCCACGTGTAAACGCGATCGATGTGCGCGAGCTGCCCGACCGCGAGCGTACCTATGCGGTAACGCGTCGGCGTGATTCCCGAGATGGTCAGCACGGGCGGAAGTGGCGGCGTCGGTGCCCACGTGATCGCGAGGTTGCGCACCGGCCCCGGCAGAGCACGCCCGCCCACGAGCGTCGTGAAGTCGACGATCCACTCGTCCTGAGGCCCGGCATTCAGGTGGAAGTAGCAGCGCCCGCTATCGGGCAGGCCGTCGATGACGACGCGGCGCGCAAGCGGAGTCGGCGGGCGCTCGTACTGCCCAGGCGCCACGCAGCCCGAGCGGATCGCCGTCGCACCCGCGGTCAGGCCGTCGTCGGTGATCGTCACCCAGCCTGCGGCCGCGGGCAGCGCGACGAGCGCCGCGGCGAGTGCTACGGCGTGACTTGCACGCATGTCGGCGGCGTCGCAACGGCGCAGTCGAACACGAGACGGAAGTTGCGCGGCGGTCCCGGTGGCAGCGGGCCCGGCGACGTCGGCCCGAACGTTACGCGCGGGCCCGGCCCCGTCGCGTTGAAGGCCTCGAGCGCATACGTGTGCGGGTTCGCGTCGGGCGCCAAGTTCGGGATCGTCTGCCCCGCCGTGACCGTGACGACGAGCACGTTGTCGCGGTAGAGCCGGTAGCCCGTCGGCGCGCCACCGCTGCTCGGCGGATCGAACAGCACGGTCGCGCTCTCCTGGGCGAGCACGGGTAGGGCGAGCGCGCAAAGGACTGCGAGCAACGTGAGCCGCATGGTGTACCTCGGAGGTTGAAAAAAACCCCGCCAACGCGTGAGCGCTGGCGGGCGAACTCGCTGCCTCGTCCGTCACGGGGGAGGTTTAGGCGTGTGCAGCGTTCGGTTCGCGGGTTGCGGGCGATCGGGCCCGCAAATGCAAAACCCCGCTCGATGGCGGGGCTACTTGTAGCAGAATCTACGCTATTGGGCGGACATGTGTCTACAGCCCGCGCCGTTGCTAGGCCGCTCGCGCAACCAGCCGGCGCCCGAGATCCGCGAGACCGTTGTTGAGCCAGTTCGTCAGCCGGGCCGAAATCGACTGGTAGCCGGCGGCGAGCACGCTGCGCCGCCAATGGCGCTCGGAGACCCCGAAATACAGGGCGCGAGCGATCTCCGTGCCAAAGGCGTCCGGGTCGGCGCCCTCTTTCAGCGCCAACGTGCACAGGTCGATCACGTATCGGTGTGGGCAGCGCACGAGGCCGGTGAGCTCGCAGTCGGCCCTCCGGATCCGCTTCGGCCACTGGTGGATCTCCTTGAGCTCGACGGCGTGCACGAGGAGCTGGCCCTTCAGCATCGGCCTCACGAGAGCGTCCTCGTTCAGGCACCACAACAGCGCCGCGAGCTCGAGCTGATCCATCTGCCGGCCGACGAAGTCGAACTCCTGGCGGCTGATCGAGGTATTCACGCTCGAGCGCGTCTGCCGGCCGCCGGCACTGTACAACCCCGGGATCCCGATGCTCTTCAGCATCCCGTCGGCGAATTGGACGTCGCGCCGCCGCGGCGCGCTGGTGTGCGGCTCGTAGTCCTCGTACGCCGGGATCGGCCGGCCGAGGACCAGGTTGACGCCGCGCGCGTTCGCCCTCGTGACCGCCTGCTCGATTCGTTCGCCGAGATCCATCAGTGGTCGGTCGTGGGCGCTTGCTCGACTAGGTCGAGCTGCCGCTCGTCGCACGCCGCGGCCGGGGGCGCGTCCGTCGACGCGCCACAGGTGCACCGCGACAGCTTGGCGCGCAGCGCGTAGTTGTCTGCGCGCAGCGCCTCGTTCTCGAGTCGGAGGCCGCGGAGCTCGCCCTCGAGCCGCTCGACTTCGAGGCTCATCGTAGATCGTCCCCCAACCGGAGTGGCCCCGGGTCGTGCCAATGCCGCGCCTCGGCGTTGCGCATGTAGCGACGGACCGCATCGATGAGCTCGCCTGCGCCGGCGCAGATCTCGGCGAAGTAACCGAACTCGATGAGCTTGCAGCGCCACGACTCCTGCTCGGGGTCGACACGGCCGCCGCGCTCGCGCTTCGCCTCGAGGAACAGGCCGGCGTACGGCGGCAACGGCACGAGCAGCTTGTAGTCCGGGAAGCCGTTGCGAAGACCCATGCGCTGCAGGATCGCGATGTGTGCGCCCGACTTGCCGCGCTCGTTCGGGATCTTGACGAGCCGCTCGAACAGCGGCTCACCGCGGTAGCGCACGTACTTGGTCCAGTCGACGAAGGCAATGCATTCGTCGGTCTCGCTGGCCACGATCGCGCGGCGGCCGAGGCTCACCACTGGTACTCCTGGACGCTGGGCCCGGGCACGACGCGCCACGGCTTGTGCGAAAGCCGGCGCTTGTCGAGCACGGCGTAGTCCTCCGCGAACACGACAATGGTCGTCGGCTGTCGCCCCATGAACCGTTCGTAGCGCTCTGCGAAATCGATCACGCGCTTGATCGCCGAATGGCCCTGGCCGATGTCCGAGGAAGGCTTCGCCACGCTAGCCGCCGCCATACGAGCCGGCGACCCGCCGGGGCTTGATCTGATCCATCCTCGGTGCTGCCGCGCGCGCCGCGCCGCGTTCGCGCGCTTCGTCGTTGAGGCGCTGCACCGCTGGCGCGAGGGCTTTGTGGACCGTCGGGTCGCTGACGCCGAGCTCCGCTGCCTTTTCCGCGACCCATCCTTTCGGCGTGGATCCACCGTCTTTGCGAAGCTCGTAGTACTCGGCGCACAGCGCCTCTCGCTCGGCCGGCGTCAGGTGGCGGATCTGTCGCACGGTCTCCTCGGGCGGTTTCTGTTGGGGAATTATATACATGAGTCCCTTGACGGTACCGAGGGACTAAAGTACATTGGAACCGTCGAAAAGACGAGGGCAAGACGGTGGAAGATCACGTAACTATCAGCACATTTCAACTGTTCCAGTTGTTCCCGGACCAAGAGTCGGCGCGCGACTACTTGGAGGCGCGGCTTTGGCCGAATGGGCCGCGCTGCCCGGTCTGCGATCACACAGAGAACGTCACGACCCGCAAGCGTGTCGGGTTCTATCGCTGCAATCCTTGCAGGGAGGATTTCACGGTCCGCACGGGCACGATCTTCGAGCGGTCGAAGGTGCCGCTGCACAAATGGCTCTACGCGATGTACCTGCTCGTGACGGCCCGCAAGGGCATTAGCAGCCTGCAACTGTCGAAGCAGATCGGCATCACGCAGAAGTCCGCGTGGTTCGTCCTGCACCGCCTCCGCGAGGCTGTCGGCGGAGAAATGGACAAGCTGCGCGGCATCGTTGAGATCGACGAGACGTACTTCGGTGGCAAGGAGGCGAACAAGCACAGCGGAAAAAAACTTCGGGCCGGGCGCGGCGCAGTCGGTAAGGCTGCGGTGCTCGGCCTGCGGGAGCGCGGTGGCCGGACTCGCGCCCTGCCGATCGACAGCACCGACCGCGACACGCTGCATCGTGCGATCCATGCCAACGTAGAAGTCGGCTCGGTCATTCACAGCGACGAGGCCACGGCCTACGACGGCATCGGCGGGCTGTTCTTCGGCCACGATACCGTCAACCACTCGGCCGGGGAGTACGCGCGCGGCGACGTGACGACGAACAGCATCGAGAGCGTGTTCGCCGTCATGAAGCGCGGCGTGCTCGGCGTCTACCACCACACGAGCAAGAAGCACCTTGGTAGGTACGTCGATGAGTTCGCGTTTCGGCTCAACGAGGGCAACGTCAAGCAGCACACGCTGGCGCGCCTGGATGCGCTGGTAGACGCGACAGTCGGTAAGCGCCTCACCTACGCGGGGTTGATCTCGTGACGCGCCCGAAGCCGCCAAAGGTCTTGGACGCGATTGCAGACGTGGTGTTGCGCTACAAGCCCAAGCCGAAAAGCGACGCCGCGAAAGCGCGCAAGCGGAAGGCCCGGAAGGCGCGCCGATGAAGCGGTTTCTGTCGCTGGGAGCTGGTGTGCAGTCGTCAACCTTGGCGCTCATGGCCACGCGCGGCGAGATCGACGCCGTTGATGCCGCGATATTCAGCGACACGCAGTGGGAGCCGCGCTCCGTGTATGACTGGCTGAATTGGCTAGAGCCGCAATTGTCGTTCCCGGTGTATCGCGTGACGGCCGGCAATCTACGCGCCAACGTGCTGGAGTCCAAGAACACGACTGGCGGACGTTTCGCGACGGTCCCGTGGTTCATCGTGAACCCAGATGGCTCGCCGGGCATGGGCCGGCGCCAATGCACGAGCGAATACAAGCTCAAGCCGTTAGTGCTGGAGAAACGACGCCAACTCGGCCTCGTGAAGGGACAGCGGGCCAAACGCGGCGTAGTGCTCTGTGAGACGTTCATCGGCATCTCAACGGACGAGGTATTCCGCGTCCGCAACAGCGACGAACGGTGGAACCTGAACCGCTGGCCGTTGTTAGAGCGGCGCATGTCGCGCAGCGACTGCCTCGCGTGGATGGAGCGCAACGGATTCCCGCGACCGCCTAAATCGTCGTGCTTGGGTTGCCCGTTCCACGGACAAGACCAGTGGCGCGAAGTGCAGAAGAATCCCGACGAATGGGCGGACGTGCTGGAGATTGACGCCGCCATTCGCATTCCTGTGCGCGGCCAGCGCGGCCAGCAATACATGCACGCGCAACGCAAGCCGCTTGCCGAAGTGGACCTGAGCACGGCAGACCAAGGCGATTTGTTCAACAACGAGTGCCTTGGCATGTGCGGGAACTGAATCCGGTTAAGTATGGTCAAGGGACTCATGTATATAATTCCCCTTCGTTTCAGCCGTTGCCATTTCGGTTTTTGCCGCCCGCTCGGCTCTGATCGCTGCTGCTGCAGCTGCTTTGTGCGCAAGCTCACGCCCGTGGGCTTCGTCGACGCGCCGGCGGAAATCGGCGAGCGACTCGGATTGCGTGCGGCCGGAGATCCCGAGGAGCTTCGCCGTGTTCGTCAGCAGGAACAGTTCGCGATCCGGACTCGATGGGCCAGCGCGAGCCGGGCTTGAAGCCGGGCTCGCGCGCGTGCGCGAAGAGGTTTTATCAAGAGAAGAGTTAAGAGAAGAATAGTCCGACATTTTGTCGGGGGTCCCACGACGATTTGACGGGGGTTCGCGACAAATTGTCGGGGGTGGTTCAACCCCCGTCATTTTGTCGGGGGTGACCCCAGACACCATGTCGGGGGCGCGTCCCTGCTGGCTTGCAGGTTCGATGCCACCAGCCCCCGTCATTTTGTCGGGGGTCTTAGGTGGCTTCCGACGACGCGCCCGGCCCACGGCATCCTTGCCGAACTCGACCGGCACCAGCAGCCGGAAGAGCGTCGTTTGGCCCGGCCGGACGGTGGCCTCGACCTTACCCGCCTGGACGAGGCGCTCGGCGGTGCGCTCCGCAGTACGTCCGGACATTCTCGCCATCGTGGCGAGATTCTTGAGCGCGGCGTAGCACAACAGCGTTTCGCCGACATGGTCGGCCATCGCTAGCAGCAACAGCAGTTCGCTGCGTGAGAGATCACCCTGACTCCACGCCCAATGTTTTGCGCGGGTGCTGCTCACACCGTGAATGCCTCCTGCTGCAGCGCGCGTACAACACTCTCGGGCGCCGCCTCGCAGACGCGGTTGAACTCGGCCATGAGCAGCTCGAAGTCTTCCGACTCGGCGGGCGCGGCGCGCAGCTCGCGGTACAACCGGACGATGTCGGCCCCCTGCGGTTTGGCGCTATCGTAAGGAAGCACGGGCGCCCCCGTTCGATCGAGAACGTGACTCATGCTGCTGCCCTCGATGCCCCGAAGCTGAAATACAATTGACCGCTCGCTTCGACGAGCTGCTTCGCCTCGAGCCGCTCCATCGAGTGCTCCCCGTGGCGGTTCGCGATCTCGTCGAACCAGCCCATCTGCCAATCGTGCTTACGGCACTTGAGACGGGGCCGACCCTGCGCGTCGAAGCGCACGACGCCCTTCGCGTCGGTGACGAGCTCCAGGTGGTGGAGTTCGTGATCGAGCAGCGCGTACTGCTGTTTCGTCGTGAGGCCGGCGTACACGGCGCGATCGACGACAATCTGGGCGTCGGCGAGCCCAGCGGCTCGGTCGCGCGAGCCGACGACGCGCACGAGCGCCGCGGCCGGATAGCCGTGATGCGTGAGGATCGGCTTGTCGTTCTCATCGTCGAAGACGAACAGCGCGCCGATCGTGACGAGATCGAATGCCTCGGCGGCGTAGTACTCCTCGCGCAGCGCCGCGATCTTGTGCTGGACATCTTCGCTGGCCGGCGCGTAGCGTTTGCTCATCGGAACGCCCAGGCCGCCACAAGAACGACGACGATCGCGACGATCAAGAACACGGTACGGCGGTATGACGGTCTCGTGACGTAATCGGCTCCGTCGTCGAAGACGGGCAACCGCCGTGGCCTGCGTTCGGCACTCATCGGGCCACAGTGCGCACTTCGCGCATCGTCTTCGCACGATCGAGAGCCGCCTCCTCGTCCGCGATCTGCGCGAGCTCGAGGGCCGCCCTCACCCGCCGTGCGGCGATCTTCTGGGCATCCGTCAGCGGCGTCGCAATGTCCGGGCGCTGATATTTGGCTTCATCGCAGAGCTGCCAGAACGCGCAATGGACGCCGGTGTCGCGGCCGGCTCGGAGCACGGCCGCAAGATCCTCAAGGTCGAACTTGGTATCGCGGTTGGGGTTGAGGCAATCGTTGACCCAGTTCTCCGCGCGGCCGAGCGATAGCGTCGGCCTCAGCAACGCACCCACCCTTTTGGCGCCGCCGAGCGCGGCAACGAGGTGCCGGAGCGCGCCGCGAAGATCGTCGTAGAACAGTGCGTCTTGTGTCATCACTCCGTACTGCTCCGTTACGGCGCCGTTCGTTACGGACCCCAACGGACCCCCAAAGCAGGCTCAATATCGGCACGGAGCGTACGTAGCGCCCCGCGTTAGCTTTTAACCTTTAGACTCACCACGAGAGAAAACTAGTGTCTTGCTTTCGCGTAGACGCCCGACCAATCGACCGGGGTGTACTCCACGATCAGCGCAGCCAGCTTCGGTTTCGGCTGGCGCGTACCGTACATGTACGACTCGGCCGCTCTCCTCGAGACGCGGAACCGTTTAGCGAAGGCCGGCACACCTACTTCGCGGATGTACTCTGAGAGCGTCATGCGTGCGGATTATCTGCACACTTCGTGCAGTTCTGCAAGCCTCACTCTGCACGAACTAGCCAGTGCGCACCCCGGGCCGCGTCAGCACAATTCGTGCATGGCGAAAAAAGGCAAAAACCCGTTCGACGTAGAAGCTGGCAGGAGGATTAGAAAAGCCCGCGGCGATCGTGGCTGGAGCCAGGAAGAACTAGCGATTGAGTCCGGCTGGAAGCACGACAGGCCGGTTCCGAGAGGCGCGATACACCCATCCAGCGTGGCCATGTACGAGCGCGGCGAGCGCAGAATACCCAGAGAGATCGCCGAAACACTGAGCCACATTTTCGGTCGCCCAGCCGCCTACTGGCTCGGCGCCATCGACGACTACGAGGCAGACGTCCTACAGGCTCTTCAACGCCCTCGGACAGCGGCTGGCGGACGCTAACGCCGGCCGAGATTCAGGCGCTTCTGGAGCACGGTGACCTCATTGCCGCGCTTGCGCGGCTGTCTTCGCGCACCCTTCTAACGCTCCAACGAATAGCCACGCGCTTCTTGCTCTGAGGAGCGGCTGCACAAGTTGTGCTTGACTCCCTGCACTAACTGTGCAGAGAATGCCTCCCGATCGAACGGGAGGCTTCCAATGTCGGCGCGATCAGTATCCCGAGCGGAGCGCGAAAGCGCCGACGATCACAAACACGATGAACCCAATGATCGCCAGGATGATCGCCGCGGGGACCAGCGCGATCGCCGCCTTGACGAACAGCGACACGAGCTGGCCGAAGCTGATATCGACGTCAACCACGGTCACGCGCTGAATCGGTGGCCCGCCGGGTGGGCCCGCCGGGTGCTCACGGTGTGGCACGCCCGCACCCGCGAGGTAAGCCTCGCGCCTCGCTTCCGCACTGACCGGCTTGGCCAAGTGCTGCACGCCTGCGAGATACGCCTGCGCGTCGTGAGCCGCTGCTGCGTTCGGATATTCCGTGACGACGCGCCGAAACAGCGCCACAGCCTCGTCGGTCTCGCCGCGTCGCTCAGCTGCCCAAGCCTGAGACAGGAGCGAATCCGCAGCATCGCTTTTCTCCACGGTCTTTCTCCTTCTTCGTTCGTGACCGGAGCCGAGAGCCTACCACCGTTAGCCGCCCTCGAGCGCCTGCTCCTCGTGGCGGCGCTCGCTTTCTATCTCGGCGCCGTTGCGCTTCAGACGCTCGACCGTCTGTACGTCGCGCCGCTCACCACCACCATCAACCGCTTGGAGAATCCGCAATGACCGATTCACCCGCGACCAGGGCCGCTGCACCCCCGCTCGCCCATCCACGTTACGAGCTGCTCACCGAATCCGGCGACGTCGTCCTCGACGGCGGCGTGATCGTGCGCGACACGACGACGCGCCTCGAGTGGACGCGAGAGCCGGTGTCGGCGAAGAGCTTGACCTGGACCCAGGCCGACGCCGCGTGCAAGGAGTTGCGCCTCGGCGGACACGACGACTGGCGCCTACCGACGCGTCTCGAGCTGTTCATGCTCGTCGACGAGACGCGCTTCGATCCAGCGATCGATCCGGTCTTCGAGTGCCGGCCGGGCTGGTACTGGACGAGCACACCATACGCGCCGTCGCCCGGCGACTACGCGTGGTACGTCTACTTCGGCTACGGCTACGCGGCCTGGCGCAACCGCTACCACTCCGGGTTCGTCCGCGCCGTGCGCGCCAGTCAGTCATAGGCCATTGGAGTAGGCGCGATGAACCACGAGATCACTGCCACGATCGCCCACCTGGAGAGCCAACGATGAGCGCGGCGATCGCGGGCCACGATTGCGCCGGCGCGGATTGCATCGTGTGCCGCGGGCGCGGCGCGGTCGACGAGCTCGATCTCAAAGCGTTCGGCCGCGTCATCGTGCTGCGCGCGCATCGCGGCAGCAGCGACGTAACTCTGTCGGTATACCGCGCCAATGACCGCGGCGGCCGGCAGCTCGCTTACGCCAGCGGAAGCTGCAGCGAGATTCGATTGCGAGAAGGCGCGTGGGGCTGGGAGCTCTGGATCGGCCGCGCCGCTTTCGACCTCGACACCGCGGAGCGAGGCCGCGTCGAGCAATTCCTCAACACCGGCCATCACTTGGAGGGCCCATGAGCGAAGAACAGATCAGCAAGCTCGTCGACGAGGGAGGCTTGGACCGTTCCGAAGCGACGATCGCGGATCAGATCCGCGCCGCCCAGGCGGCAGTAGCGTCGTGGCCAGACGGCGTGCGCCTCGCGATGGGGTTGCCCGCGCGCGGCACGCAGCCGCGCTTCGAGCTCCTTTCCGAAGCAGGCGACGTCGTCCGCGACGGCGGCGCGATCGTGCGCGACACGACGACGCGCCTCGAGTGGACGCGAGAGCCGGTGTCGGCGAAACGCTTGACCTGGACCAAGGCCGACGCCGCGTGCAAGGAGTTGCGCCTCGGCGGACACGACGACTGGCGTCTACCGACCCGTGTGGAGCTGTTCATGCTCGTCGACGAAACGCGCTTCGATCCGGCGATCGATCCCGTCTTCCAGTGTGGGCCGAACTGGTTCTGGACGTCGACGCCGTACGCGCCGTCGCCCGGCGACTACGCGTGGGGCGTCATCTTCCGCAACGGCTACGCGATCTGGGGCTACCGCGGCGGCTCCGGGTTCGGCCGCGCCGTGCGCGCCAGTCAGTCATAGGCCTTTCGGCATTCCACCACGGGGAATCACATGGGAACGCTCATCTCGGAGTTGCGCGCGACGATCGTCCGCGGCGTCGACAAGGCAACCAGGCACGAGCTCGCGAGCATCGTCAGTGCGCTGTGCGCGCACGAGGACCTCGGCGAGTTCATTCGAACGGCGCCGGAGTTGGCCGCCGCCGCGCCGCGGCTCGAGGTCGTCGGCGAGACGGTACGCGACCACAGCAGCGGCCTAGAGTGGACCCGCGGCCTCGTGCCCGGCGGGCAGATGGCATGGGAGGCTGCGAAAGCCGCGTGCGAGAAGCTCGAGCTCGACGGCGGAGGTTGGCGCCTGCCGACGATCCAGGAGCTGCTCACGCTCGTCGACTACGAGCGACACGATCCTGCGATCGATACGACGATCTTCACGGGGTGCCCGAGCAGCTGGTTCTGGACGTCGACGCCGTACGCGCCGTCGCCCGGCGACTGCGCGTGGGGCGTCCGCTTCGGCTACGGCGACGCGTACTGGAACGGCCGCAGCCTCTCCGGGTTCGTCCGCGCCGTGCGCGCCAGTCAGTCATAGGCTCATTGGGTCCGAGCGATGACGCAGGCGGCGCCACCGATCGTGCAACTCGCGGGTCGCGTTCTTCGCGAGCTCGAGGAGATCGTGCGCAGCTTCCCGCGCTATCACAAGTACGCGGTCGGCGCCGAGCTCCGCGCGATCGCGCGCACGGTCACGCGCTGCGCGCACCGCGCGTGGCGCGATCAGGGCCGGCGCGCCGACTGGGTCGGCCGCCTCGTCTTCGCCGTGGACGATCTCAAGTTCACCATTCAGCTGGCTAAAGACGTCCGGGCGTTCAAGAGCTTCGCGCAGTTCGAGGCGCTCGTCCGGATCGTTTCCGCCCTCGGCCAGCAGTGTGGAGGGTGGCAGAAGCAGCTACGGCGTTCGAACGGCCAGAACCGGATGGGATCAGCCCAAGCCGGGCGTGCCGAGATACTGAGTACCCGCGCCGCCTCGACCGAGGCTCACGTATGACGACGCCGCCCTACCGCGACGGATGGCCGGCCGGGTCGCAAGCGTGCGGGTTAGCGCCGTCGCCCGGCGACTACGCGTGGAACGTCAACTTCAACAACGGCAACGCGAACTGGAACAACCGCAACAACTCCGGGTTCGTCCGCGCCGTGCGCGCCAGTGAGTGTCCGGACGCCGTGTCCTTCCGCGATCTCCACGCTGCCTGGCGCGAGGCGCGCCGCGGCAAGCGGCCGAGCGCGAGCCAGCTCGCGTTCGAGACCTACTGGCTCGACCACTTGCTCGAGCTGCAGGCCGAGCTCAACGCCGGCACCTGGCGGCCGGCG